TATCTCCCATTGAGCTGATTTATGGAGTCTTAACTCTAAGAAATGTCTCAATGAGCGTGCATTACAAGTAAAAGATATATGTGTAAAGAATGCCGGAGGTAATATATATCTAGCATCTTCTATAGGAACTCCTAAAGATATAAGATGTTGATATTTATCATAGGCTTGATTCATACCATCTATATAAACATCCCAAGCACGTTTTGAACTATAACTAGTTGCCTCGGGATTTTCAGTAGATGCTATGGTATATGGAATGACATATCCATCTGGTTTCGGTTTCACATGTCTATCAGACTGTTGTAGATATGATGCCATTCTATGTCTTACTAATTGATGCGAAAGTGCCCTACTCACTTCAGACACATAAAATGTAAAGTTAATATGTTCTAAGACACCATAATGTTTTACTTTAATTAATGCCCTAATAAACTCTTCGTCTTTTGACCCTTGATGTATGTTATCTTCGTCAATTTGATTCTTTCTTGTGGCTCTTGCTAATCTAGCAACTTTATGCATTCCATCTTCAGTATAGTCAATAAGTTCAACTTTCATTTTTATAATACTCCATTAAGTTCTAAAATAACTCCAAGGCTATAAAATACAATAAAGTTAAATATGATATAAATTGATACTTTCTTCCATGTGTCAAAGAAACAATCAGAAAGTATATATGCTAAAGAATTGGCCCAAGCAAATAAGCCTACTATAATCATGTAGGGTAATAATTCTATAAACATTCTTCCCCCTCCAAGTTAAAGAAATGTTTAATCCAATCAATTTGTTTATTTTCAATATCTTTCAATGTTTTTAATTTCTTTGTCATTAATCAATCCTCACATTTCTGTCTACTATTTTCAAGTCACCATTGCATAGAGGACATTTATCAGCATTATAATCTCTGAAGTAATGACCACAAACTAAACATTGATATCTATTTCCTAACATTATATCACTTTTTCTTTTTTGATTTCTTTCTTTCTTTTTCTTTTTTGATTATGTCTTTTGCTTTTTCAAGGATTTTCTTTGATTCATCAATATTAGGAATTGAATCTCTTAGTTCATTCATCAATTCTTTATCATCCATATCAAAAAATTGATATATTTTACCTATAAGATTATGTTCTATATACTTCTCGTAATCTACTTTATATCCTTTTGGTAAATTGCCATCTAGTGGAAATGCTATATCAACTTTGTCTCTTCTTATCTTTCTTACTCCGTGACATGAATTTGTTAATATTGGTATAATCTGAAATTTTTCTCCAACTTCTAAATCGAATCCATATTCATCATGTGCTTTTAGATAAGCTTTAATATGATAAGGAATTGGTATTTTTCTACCATTTTTATTTTTTCCTCCATATTCTTTTAGTGGTTTATTATATGGTTTTTCTATTCCTAGTTTATTAATAGAAATGTTTTTTAGATTTCTTATTCTTTTCTTCAAATATTTTAGCATATCATCTTTACTTTTCTTTTCAAGTGCAAGCCTTACAAGATTTTCTTCGATGTCAGCTAATTCTTCTGGAGTTTCAGAACGCATGAAATTCATTCCAGTTACTTTCCATTCTCCATCTTCTTTTACTAAAACATTTCTAGCTGGTGTGTGAATATATACGATAGGATAATACTCTTCGAACTCAAGTTCTGCAACCTTTCTATATCCATGTTCTATACAATAGTCATTGACTATATCATTTATTAAATCTATTAGTTCTCGTTTTCTTTCTACAGGACACATAATATAACATGAATCAGTATGTTCATATACCCATTTAAAACCAAAGAACTCTAATACATTCATTGTATGAAATATTAGTTGTTTTGCTGTTTGAGTAATAGCCTCTGCTACTTCATAATCTTTCATTCTTGAACGCCAGTATCCAAACTCACCATGTGAAAATGCTGCTGCTTGTGTTTTAAGAGCAAAGTCAATATATTTGTATGTCATATACATTTTATGATTTCCTTGTTTTTTATACTCCTTCATTTTCTTTTTAGCTTTTGCTCTTTCATCCATGATAGAGTCTAATGTTTCAATGAATACTGAGTATCCTTCATTGAATCTAATACCATTTGGTGCTTGATACTTTCCATTTTTATCTTTAGTTTCAGGAGTTGCATTAATTGCTTGAACTGCCCAAGGATAAGCATGTTTTAAATCAAAAGCCATTACATTTTCATATATACCTTGTCTTGCTTGTGGATCTGCTGCTTGATATTGAGCATCTTTACTTGTTGGTTTTTCATCAAATGGTGGTTTTGATGGAAGAACAACTCTTTTATTATGATATGCTTTTAGAATAGTTATATCATTTATAACAGTAGTTAACTCAGTATTCTCCAATATACAATGAGTCATCCATGATAATATAAGATGACATTTAAGTCCACCTAATACTTCATCAATCTTTTCAGGAACTACAACATCTCTATTATTATATTCTTCTAATTTATCTGGTGTTAAGTCTTTTGGATTAACTTTAATATCTACTTTTGGAATGTTTGCAATTCTTTTACCTGCATTATCAAGACTCCATCCACCTTTTAATTGTTTTGCATACATTTTATTTGATATAGTTTTCAAATCAATTATTGCTACTTCATCATTTAGAACAAATGACTTGTCTTTTAATATCTTCCTTAATTCATTTTGTGTATGCTTAACATCAAATTGGACATTCCATCCAGTAATAATATCATGTTCTCTTAGTCTATTATATAAGTCTAATATTAAATCTTTATGTTTTGGAGTCTTATATTTACTATTATGATATATATTCCCTTCAGAGTTTATTGAAAATGATATTATTTCATCATTAATAGGATAATTAGTTTCAATATCAAATATAGCAACTTTAGGTTCTATAATTTCTTTAGGTTTAAAGAATGGGTCTGTATCACACATGAACCTTTCTATAAAAGGAATGTCTGCTTCATATGGTGTTGGATTAAGAGATTTCTCAAATTTCTTTCTATAGTCTCCTATTGCTGCAGGACTTGTTTTGAATATTAATTTCTTAACTTTCTTTCCTAGATATGTAACATACTTTCCATTCTTATCTTCAACATAACAGTATGGAAGAAACCCTTCTATATTTAATGTTTTTTTACCAGAACGTTTTCCTCTACCTATAAGATGTACTGTTGGTATATTACTTGGACTCCATTTTTGTTTCTTTTTCCATGGAGGAACTCTTGGAGAATAATGACCAGTGTATACTTGAAATTCTCTGTTGTTTATATCTTCTATTATATCTTTGTCTACTTCTTCATTATAATAGAATTCATTATCAGATGAATACACAAGTGAATCTTTTTTATACTGGTCTTTAAGTATATCTGGTAATGGTTTTAGTATCATTGATAAGCAACACCATCATCATCACTCATTTCTTTATTCTTTTCTTTCTTCTTGTTAATTATTTTGTTAATATACTTATTACCTTGGAATTGCTTCATGGTCTTTATAAAGTATACATATAGCCATATTACTTTCACATTCCTATACATAATAAGTACCATTAATATAAGAAATATAATAAACACAATTATTTCATTAATCATAAGTATTCTCCAAATCCAAAACCTATGTCTTCGTCAATCATAAGAACACTAGCACAATCAACACATAAGTTTCCTATCATATCTTCACAAGGTTTTTCTTCTCCACATATACTACAAGTACATAGTTCTTCACACATCATATCACCTATACTGGTACTATTTCTATTGTTTCTACTTTTCCTTTATTGAGTGATGCTTTTACATATCCTATTGGAAGTGGATGGTATCCTTTAACTTCAGCATAATTCTCTACTTCAAGATCATAATTACCTAAGAAAGAACCACAAGCACATCTGTATTGTACATTTTGTTTTAAATCATTTCCATTAGTAACATCAAGTGGACCACAAGAAGCATTTACTGTAAGTTGATGTGTATGTCCTTGTGCAATTATATCTACATTATTTAAAATCCTACTAGCAGAATCCAATTTCTTTAAGTGATATCCTAAAGATGTTCCTCCACCACAACCATGATTAGTAAGCATAGTTGTTGTGTCAGAAGTTCCATTAAGTTTCCAGTATACATAATTACTTCCAAGATATGGTATATCATGTCTGTCACATAACATTTCTAGTAGGTTAACACTATTTCTTTTACGGAATTGATACTCATGATTACCTTCATGAAGTCCAATAATTTGATTATTTTTAATAAGTGGTTGTATATCATCCTCAAAGAGTTGGAATTGTTTCTGAATCATGTTTACAGAATCACCATATTTCTGTACGTAATGTGCAATTTCTTGTGGATCATATCTTGGGTCTCCATCTTTAATGAACTCACAATAATCTCCAAGACCAATTACTTTTCCATTTTTGTCATTTGATATTTTTTCAACAGCTTCTTTAAACTTCTTTCTTTTACCTCTTGGATAATGTAAATCTCCTAGTAGATATACATTACACTTATTTGGTATTTCTATTTCCTGTATTTTCATTTTTATTCACTTCTTTTGCTAAATTTATTAAGTCTTTTTTTAATTGTTTTGGGTTATAACCATTTCTATATGTTCTATTATACTCTCTATGTTTCCTTGCACATTCTTTACAACGAGTTTGACCAAATGCTGTTGGTTTACCACATTCTCTACATAGATTTTCTTCATTATATTTTCTTTTGATGTTTCTAGTTCTTTCATTTATCTTCTTAACACATTCACTACAATACATTCCTAGTCTATCTTTTGGTTTACCACAATACTTGCATTTTTCCATAATATAATACTACCCTTACTATTACCCCTAGTTACTATAGTTTTTGCTTCAGCGTTGCTCTCTGTGGATCCTAGGGCTTAATTCTTAGGTGTTGTAGACTTTTGTTTACCATATCGTATCCCTTTCCACTCACCGTAATATGGACATTTTTCTTTCGTACAGAATCCAAGAGATTGAAGAGTATCACAAGACGGATGAGAATAATTACCTTTTGATATAAATCTTATTTGATAAATAGTATAATCAGGATTATAATCAATCCAATATTCTTTAGCAAATTGTAACATCTCTTCTTCAGTTTTATTCTTTTGTAGTTGTTCTATTACCCATGCAAATCTTATGAATTGTCTAGGTTCTTCTTCTTTAGATAATTTTTCAACACATGGATAAGGATGATATATATGTCCATTGTTATAGTCATGTTTTTTGAAGTCTTCAATAGAGAAGTCTTCTTGTTTCATTTTTACGAAATTATTTAGATTTAGTTTCTTACCAGAATCATTCTGTGCTATTGTATAACATAAATTTCCATTTATATGATATGTACCAGGTATTCTTATTATTCTTCTGATGTCTTTAAATATTTGTTCATCAAGAGTTGTAAGATTAAGAAGTCTTTTAAATATTTTACGAATTTCATTTATTTGATTTTTAGTATAAGTTTTTGCTTCTGTTGGTATAAGAACATGGAATCCCTTACCACCAGAGAAATTTAACATTGCTCTATATCCAGATTCTATAAAATAATTATATAATCTAGATGCTTCTATAAATGCTGTCTTTAAGTTATCTGAATCAAAATCAAATGGTAAGAAGAGTAACTTAGGCATTCCTTTTACAAATGTAGTTATTGACAATCCACAATTATCTATTCCATTATGTTCATTTAAAAGATTTACTACTTCACCTCTTGTATGAACTCTTATTTGATTACCATATTTTAGATTGTCTTCTTGTCTCCAATAACAAAAGTAACGATGTCCATCAAGATACTCTTCTATATAGTCCATTATTCTTCCTCTTCTTTTTCAATCCATAATTGAAACCATGTCCATTGTCTTCCGTTACATCCAGGACATATTTGTTTATCATCCTCTCTTTGAATCCATCCATTTCCATTACATACTGGACATACTCCTTTCATAAATGAATCAGATGATTCCATTTTCTTATCTATTAGTTCTTGATACTTCTCTGCTAATTCATTTAGTTTTCTATTAGATTTTTCCATATCATTTGCTACTTTTTTAATTTCTTCGTTAATATTCATTATAATCCTCCTAAGTCTAATAAAGTTACTTTTAATTCATATACATTATTTAAACATTTAGAGAGAGGAAAGGATTTGAACCTTTGTACTCACGGTATCTCAACATCCGAGAATCATGACCCTCTTATGGATATTGCAATATATGCGGATATTGGAGATATTTTTTTAATTTATTACTCGGATGCTTATGAGCCGTGTGCCTGTTTCCTCTAGACTACCTCTCTATTGAGAAATAGCGAAATTAATCGCTATTGTCCCAAATATAATATACATCTGCTCTATTAACATTTCCGTCAATATTTACATCATATAGTTTTTCATATGGATTGCCAAACTTCTCAAAGATAATATTCTCTGCCCAAGTCCTACCATATTTAATATACCACAAAACTTCTGATGCATCAAGAACATCAACTATACCATCTCTATTAACATCACATATAGAATTATTAATTAAAATGGTTTGATTGTTCCAAATTGTTTCATAGATAGTTTCATTGTGCCATACATCTTCGTAGATGACAATTGGTTCTAATGATATGTTAGGACATTCATAATTCATATATAAATTTTCCCATTTAATAGATTCTTCTTTCCAGTAATCTATGTCATCTTCTGCGTCTTCTAAATCATTTTCTAAACTTCCAACAGACATCATCGATGATAACGACAATGGAACTGTCACGAAAGTTACTGCTATTAATATAGCTAATATTGCTTCTCTTAAATTCATTTCTATTTCACCTTCTTTACTTCAACAATAAATTCTGCGTATTTTTCATAATCTCTTAATAGAATATCTATTTCTTTTTTACTTAATATTCTTTTTTGGATTATAGGTTTTTCTACATATGGAATTACTGTAGTAACTTCATATTTAGTTTTTAAAAAATTATCTAATTTACTTTTAGATAATTCCTTTTTTTCTATTATTAAGTCAGGCATTTATTGCTCCTCTTTATATTCATGATTATATAACTTATGTATGTTTTCTGCTAATTTTTTCCCAATACCTTGACAATGTTGTAATTCATTTACTCCAGCATTTGCTAAGTTCTTTACATTACCAAAATGTTTTAACAATGTTTTTGCTTTTTGAATTGATATACCTGGGATGGTACATAAATTATTTTCTGCTCTTTCATTATCTGTTGTTGCTTTTCTTACTAACGGAGATTGTCTTATTGACTTTTTATTAGATGTTAATTTATTCTCTATTGTTACTAAATAACTTATGAATTCTTTTTCATCATCAAAAGGAATAATAGAAACATTGAATCTAGTTGATAATGATGCAAGAGTACCTATCCATGACTTGTCTATCCATTTACTCCTATTTTTATAGAATGTTTCCCATTTATCTTTAGAAGATCCTATAATAGCAATAATGGCGTGGTCATATTGTTCTAAATTCTTTGCTTGAGTCCATATCCTTCCGTCTTTTATAGAAGCAACAAAATCTCTAACTGTTTTACGTTCAATACATACAGAGTCATTGAGGAGATAATCCCCAATGTCTAGATATTCCATTGATGTTTTTAATCCTTTTTTGTCGAGTTTTTCTTTTACTCGTGTAGGTTCTCTACCATCAATTACAATCATCTATATCTACTCAATAATTTCTGAGATATCTATCTTTCCTCTCTCAGTAGTAGTAAATACAGATTCAACAGTTTCTTTTTTAGTGATATTACTATATCCTTTATCGTCTATTTTTGCTACTGATGCTTTACTCCATTCTGCACCGTTCTCTCCTCTCACAAACCAAAATCTTCTATAGTCTCTAAAAGCATTTGATAATCTTTTATCTAAATATAGAAGTCTTTTAGCATAGTGATGAAGAACAATTCCACCTGTTGCTTCGGCCATAGTCTCATATGGATTAGCTGGATTGAATGTTGCATGAACAGTCATAAGACATCCTACGTTATATTCTTCTTGAAGTCTAACAAATGTTCTCATTATAAAAGCAGTAGCATCTGATCTTGCTGGATAATTTTGTTGTTCTTTTGTAAAACTTCTTAGTGGTGAAGTTAAAGAATCAAGTATTACAAAATCTATTTTCTCTTTTTTAATAATATTTTCTAGTTCAGAATCAATAGTCTGTTGAACAGAGAATTCTAATTTACCTTTTCCAGAACCAGATTTCTTTTGAGTATAGTTAAGTGATACTTTATGACCAAGGAATTTCATTAAAGTTTCAATACTCTTTTTAGATTCTACTAAAATCTTACCCTTTCTCTTACCATACTTCTCTTCAAATACTGGAACCCATTGTTTTAACATTGGTATAATAGAACCTTCAGTATCTACAAACATAACATTATATCCATCAGCAGATAATTTACATGCTTCTTGAATACACATTAAAGACTTACCAACTTTTGGTTTACCATATATACCAGATATTTCATTAGTATTATATGCTTCTTCTCCAAATAATTTATTAATACTTGGTAAGCAACTTGAGAACTTTCTTCCAGCATCTCCATTTATTACTTCATCTATGTTAAATACACACATTTCTTTAAATAACTCCTTTATATGTTTACAATTTTTTCTAACTCTATAAGAAATACAAGTACAATGCCAATCATCTCCTATGAAGGCATATGTTACATGACTCCCAGTAGAGCCATGATGAATATTATCTATATACTTGTGTCTCTTAAATACATTCATAATATCTCCATTAAGTCATGGAATAACTTTATTGGATGAACATCTATATGGCCTCCCATAAATCCTGGATGACCATCAACTTGTATATAATCAAATCGATTAATTATATCTCTAAAATATAGAGCAAGTGTTCCTCTCATAGAGCATGAGCCATCAACATCATTAATAGCCAATACTGTATCTTGATTATCTTTTTGCCCTTCTACTACTGAAGCAATATATCCAGATAATCTACATTTTTCACTATGATACAATACAAGTTTAAGATTAGGAAACTTATATATTTTTGCTTTAGACATTGCTTCTTCAAAATCTCCTCTTAAAATACCTTTTTGTTTTCTAATACCAGGATTTTCAATTATATCAAGTGGGTCTTTTGCATCTCTTAATATATCTAGTGGTTCAGTGAATCTGCCATATCTACAATATGAGTTGATACCAGATGACATTGCATTATAAATAGGCCAAAAATTAGATTTCCAAGATCCACGATACTTTCCATTATAAGTATTATAATCTTTTAAAAGAAGAGGACATGTCTCAAATATTTCATAGGGTACTGCTTCAACTTGTCCATCACCAGCAGCACCGACTACAACTTTCCACCAATGCTGTTTTGGTATTTTATCTTTAAAACGTCTCCAAGCAACAATGGTTGCTGGAACATGTTCCCATATAAGTTCGTACTTTCTTATTCCTAGTGGTTCATGACCTGGATGATGGTCTATTACAAGTCCTTCTATTTCTGGATTGTCTGGTCTCATATCAACCATAATATCTCCTTTTTCCCAACCAGATGTATCACCAAATTTGTCAGTGACTTTTATATTATATTCTGGTTTTGCGTAAGATACCATTAATGCTGATACTAGACCATCTGGGTCATGATGACACCAAATTGTTTTAGTCATTATTTATTCTCATTTTGAATATAGTATTTTCCTTCTTTGACATCGATTTTTCCATCATCAGTTAATATGTTAATACACTTTTTAATATCTTCTTTAGATACTGATGACTTTATTGCAATACCTGTAATAAGAGCTTCTTCATCAACACCATTTGCTACTCCAGGTGCATCTGATAATTCATTAATTGTTTTAAGAACTTTATCATAATTATTTGGTTTATTAGATGTGGAAGAAGATGAGGAAGATGAACTTCCTTCATCAACTCGACCAAGAAATCGAATATCATAATCGTATTGCCCTACTTGGTCAACATACCATTTAGTACCTACTAAGGTATTAGGTGTTAGTCCTTCTTCTTTCCACTTTCCAATAAATGTTCTCAAGAGAGGACTTTTTGGTCCACCAAGAGATAAGATAACTTTTTCTCCGTTATCTCTTTCACATTTTACTTCATTTTTTGTCCAGTCTTTGTCCCATACTCGACCAGCAAGATCTTCATCTCCTGGTTCGCATACGTTGTGTCCAGTAAGGAATGTTACCTTAACTGGATCCATATCCTGCTTCATTATTAGGTACTGAGACGGAGACATGCTTTGAATCTCGTCCCAAGTACCAGAGTCTACTACTTCTGGCATTTTCTTTTTCTCCTTTTATTTATTTTTTCCAATATTTTTGATTACTCCAATTGAGGACTTTATTATATAAAGAATAGAATTTTTGTTCATCTATGTCATATTTATTTACAATGTCATATGGATTAAATTCTATATTATAGAAGTTTAAAACTGTACTAGCAATTGCTGCTGATAATTGGTCATTAGTATACGGTCCACTTTTCTTACCAGAACAACGTATAATATACTGATTGCATATTCTTTTAGTATCTTCTACTAAAATAGGATCTTTTATATAATCTTTTAATATTCTTATTGAGAAATCTATAATGTCTTCTACTTTTTCTCTTTTTGCTAATTCAGTATTTATCCATTTTAATCTTGTTAAATATATACCTTTTAAATAATTGAGTTCATTTGTTTTTAGATTTTTATATCTATTTAACTCGTCAGTACGTCCAGTCTTCATAGATTTCCTTCCTTGTCTTATTTGTATCCCATTTTATATTTAGATTATTTCTGTCTTCAATGTCTTCATCTTTTTCAAAGTATACGTATTCTATTTCTTGATTTTCAGAAAAGTATCTATTATCATATACTATACCTGTAGAACTATCAAAGAATGTATCTTTATCAAATGTTGTTGTTGTGCCTTGATTTAATTTAAGTCTTGTATCTATGTCTTCATCTAACATCTTCTTTTGTCTTTGTAAGTTACGATATTCTCTATATATATCTTTATCATTTAGATTACCAGACATTCTTATGTTTGCTAATTCTTTTCCAATTCTGTGAGAAGAATATATAAGTTCATTTAATGTATGATGAGATATATGACCGTCCCATTTCGTGTTTTTATTGTAACTGCTTGTTCTTATTTCATTTGTCATTGTATTCCCTTTCTTCTTATTTGTTGTCCTCAATAGTATATAACGGGGGTATCTCTTTATAAACCTTTCGGTAAGAATATATTATTTTATATATATAATTTGTTTTTCAGATTAGTTTATACTCTTTTAATAATATATGACCACATTCACATTTATATTCTCTTCCTTTTTCAAGAGGAATATCTAACATATTATGTCTTTTACCACATTTCTTACATATAATTGTTATCATTTTTTTCTCCTTTGTTTACGGGCCCGAGAGGATTTGAACCTCTATTTTCATCATTACTCCATTCAAAATTACTCACATGCACTTCATAAAGAATTTTTCCTTACAGGCCCATTATTCTTTTTATATCATCCTTACGATTATTTAAATCACCGTAACTTATTATTTTTATATTTTTCTTTCCATATTTTTCTATGAAATCTTCAAGGTATCTTGGTTGCATTTCACCGAATACTCTATGTTTTTTAGATAGAGTAGAAGAGCCTCTTAATCCTATATCATAATAGAATTTTCCTTTTACACGTATTGTCAATCTCATATATTATTTCCTCATTTTTACTACTACTTTTTTCTTTGAATGTTTTGGTGGTTTTGTCTTTTTTACATTGGATATAGTTATAATATAACTAATAATGAAAAATACAAATATAGGAACAGGAATGAATAATATAAATAATCCTTCAAGAATAGCAATAATAGTATACAGCGTAATTAGAAACAGAAACATTAATACAACAAATTTACTATTCTCCATTATATTGAACATACTAATCCATATTCCTTTATTACTTCAAGTATTCTTTCTAATAACTCATCATAGTTATGTTCATTATTGTAATAATTTCCTTTCTCTTCTGTTAAATCATCATATATATTTGTGATTATATCTTGTAACTGTTCTTTACAATCTGGGCAAATATTCCATGATTGTTTATTTTCTAATGTACAATGTCCTATACCAAGTTCAATCATAGATTTCTTTTCTTCATTATTACTATTGTAATTTTTGTCCTTATATCTATCAATTCCTAAATACATATGATAACTACAATAACTACATAAGTCCTTTCCACAAAAATAACATTTATACTCTGCTACTTTATCTTCATCACAAAAGTCACAAACATTAACTATTTTCTCAATATTATACACCCCCTGTATGTTACTATTCATATTTAACGAAACTTCATATACAGTGGTTTTTGTTTTTTACCCTGCACATATAGTAAAATATAGGCAAAATTGTTCTATATATAGACACTGTTAAGTTTCTCTTTAAGTTGCTATATGCATAATGCAATGACATCAAGGTAATTTATTTTCTTCATTTCCCAAATACCAGTCATTTTAAATGCTTCAATTCTTATAGGATAATCAGGAGTAATAACATCATTTGGTTCTCTCACAACTATTACTGAAAGTGGCTCTATACTGGTAACTTGAAGTATACGATATCTTCTATCTTTAGAATCTTTTTTTCTATGTAAAATATAGTCACCAATTTGTGGTTCAAATCCTAATCGACTAATAGTAATTTGATTCATAGTAATTCAGCAACTGCTTTTGGTTCTTCTATTTCTTGGAACATATAACTATCTTCTTCTCTTAGTTCAGTATCTGAGTAAACTGCATATTCATATTCTTTATTTTCTGGAACAATCCATTTTATTAAGACTACGTTATTATCAAGGTATATAACTCTACCAATCGTATCATCTTCTAAATCTTTTACATACATTTTATCTCTGAAATCATGTAGTCCGTCAAATACTTCTACTTCTTCAATCTTTTCTACTGTTTTATTTATGGTCTTCATAACTTATCACAACTCGTTTTTTGTATTTTTTACTATATAAGAGTTTTTTCAAGCTTCCAAGTGATTGTTCTAAGACATCTTCAAAAGTTTCTTTTCTTAAATAACAATATATACCTTTCATACTTTTTAAATAATTTCGTTCATTAAAACAGTAATCACAATAACCACCATTATCTTCATATTCTTCTTCTGATATTCTACAACCACAATCCTTACACTTATAATAATTTAACTCCATGTTCGTTCACAATTCCCTTTTTTATTAATCCATAATATTTAAGTAATGAATTAGTAGATACAGGTTTATAGTCCCATACATCACATGATAAATTTATTATTGGTGTATTTGGATGTTTCCTATATATTTTGTGTTTCCATTTATCATGAACATGCCCACAAATACAAAAATCACAATTAGGAATATCTTCTGGTGGATGGTGTTGTGCATATACTGATTTGCTACCAAAATACATCATACCCTTAATAAGATATGTTTTTATTTTATTATTTGAATCATGATTCCCTTGAAAGACAATTATATTACCATTCAATTCATCAATCAATTTTTTATAATCATTACTATTAATATATCCAAAATCACCAAGATGATAAACAACATCTTCTGGATTAACTACACTATTCCAATTTTTAATTAGAACTTCATTCATCCACTCTGCTCTTTTTTGTTTTATATCATCATTAATCCATGGTCTATTTGCAATATCACCTTCTCCAATAAAATCTCCATCTTTATAAAACGGTCTATTACAATATTTTATTATATTTGCATGTGAGAAATGAGTATCAGATGTAAAGTATACTTTCATATTATCACTAATCCGGCATATCGACTGTTGAATTATCCCAGTCTTTTACTGTTTCTTTCCATAAATTTCTATAATCTTCAAATCCATATTTATCTTTATAATAATCAAGGAGTGGCTCTATTGCATTTAGATATTTGATGTGTCCAGAATATATAGTATCTTTATCTTGAATTTCATTCCATTCATTTGCTAATTTTCTATATACTATTAAGCAAAATTCTTTTTCTGTTATATCTACGATAGTTCCATATAAGTCTTTGTTCATTAATGAATAACAAGTGCCTTTATCTTTTCCACCATAAAACCTTTTGAAATAAATACTTACATCTTCATCATCATAATTAATTAGTTCTGTTCCCATTCATCATCACTCCATTTTCCTACTCTTTCACCCCATGTTATAATATAAGCATATACATCTGCATTATAGAATTTATTATTATATCTTATTTTTTCACTTACATCATCCATATTATTAATCTTGAATAATGCTGATGCAACAGCAGGACTTCTTGATAGACCAGCATCACAGCCAATTAAGATTAAATCATATTTATATACATCAACTTTCCATATTTCTTCACAATCCTTATCAGATATAAATCTATCTTCACCTTGTCTAACATCATCAAATTTAAGATGTAATGCAGGGAAATCATATTTATATTTAGATTGTGATATAAAGATTGTTAATATCTTATCATCATGTTTAGTTAATTCATCATATTGACTAATTATTTCATGTATTGGTTTAATTATAAATCTCATAGATTCTGCACCTTTATCCTTACTAATTCTCCATTTGAATCTTTATGCAATACTATTCTCATATCTTCTCCTAAAACATTTTTTCCTATTTCCATTGTTTCTGATTTAACTTCTTCGTGTCCATGGTCAAATTTAATAATAACAGCGTGTTCTCTTATATCTATATCTCTATTCATTTTTATTATCTCTATTTTTATTTAATGGTTTATAATTATCATCCATATTATCTGTATGTTCTTTGAATAATCTAGAACACCATTCACATTTTTCGCCACTATTTCCATCTAAATATTTGCAACCGTAGCATCTATGGGTTTTATCTTTTCTTGGGTCATATTTATTGTGGATTATATTATATTGATGGTATAGTCTTAATGAACAGTTATCGTGTCTTATTAAATCCCTTAGTCTTTTTTGATGCCATTCTTTTCTTTCTTCATCATTCATCATCTAATACCTCATACATTTTTTTACCTTTTTCATTCCTACTAAATGATATCCTAGGCCAGTATGGACTGTAATCTAATCCAGTTTTACCACACTTACAGAACTTCATATCATGAATATCATTATTCTCTATTACATCTCCACACCATAGACATTTAACTTTCATATTGGTTTTCACCGAGGGTAGGATATGAGATTCGAACTCATGTCTATGACACCACAAGCCATAATGTTAACCACTACACTAATCCCACCATTTTATATTTTTAATACACATATTATATTCCATACGATACTGCTTCTGTATAAGATATTTTTTTAGTAGTAAAACTTTTATTGTTAGATGGTATCATCATATATGTGTATTTTCCTGGTTCTAATTTATATTCTTCATCTATATAACTCATATATTGAGAATCATATATTATATCTACTACCCACCAATTATCATATTTCTTCTCTAATAGTTTAACTATAACAAATCCATTTCCTTTTTTACCTTTCTTGACATAATCTCCAACTTCATATTTTAGTGCAACTGAAATTTCACATTCCCCTTTCCTTTGAAGCACCATAGACATTGTTCACATCCTATATCTTTTTCTTCTTTCATACATTTCTTAACATCTGGTAGTAGTATATTTATTCCTTTATTATAATGAATCTTTTGTCCAGTTTCATCATAGACAAATGCATATAAACCATTAATTGGAACTTCTTTCATATCGGTATCATCCCATATAGAATAATACAACACAAAATTATCTAAATCTTCAAATTCAAAATTATATCTATATACTTGTGTATAGGCAAGAAAATTTGTATCAGGACATAATTTAATGATATTCATCCATTTATCAATATATTCTTGTGAATAAAAGTCACCTGATTCATGAATCCTAAAGTATTTTGGTTTATGTTTCATAATCCATTTAGATACTTGTCTAACAAAATCATTTGTTTTGCTTACTCTTAAATTCCGTTCTCTTGATGGTAAGACATTAGGATAACTCTTTTCTGCTTTCTTTGCATAACAATACTTTTCGCAATGTGGAGTAGAACCAAAACAAGTTTTTCCTGCTGGTAGACTGAATGTTGGTATATTCATTCGTCTATTTCCATTACTTATATATATTTCTTCCATTATATCAACTCTGTTTTTATTATTCCAATAATTTTATTATTTCTAAGCATAATTCATTAGGAACTTTTGCTCTTTCAGTAGCATTTAATCTACCTTGAGTTCCAGTTCTACTTCCTCTTGGTGCTGATATATGACAATTATCTCCATTTTTACACATTGGTTTTGATTTCCATTGATAGCAGTTATTCCATATATCTGTTGGTTTCATTCGTTCATCACCATATTGACAATAAGTAACTGAATTTTTATTTATACTTTTCATCATAGATAGTTTACGCATTATACCTCTTGGATTTTCTATGAACCAATATTCAGGCTCTAATAAATCAATTAATCTAAATGTGTCATATATATTATTAATAGATTTCTTTGCTTGTGTAGTTAATGGAATGTATCTAAATTCATAATCAATTGAAATTCTCTTAAAATGACCTGCACTGAATGATGCAACACTGAAACATTGACAAGGTGGTGATGCCCATAGTATATCTGGTTTATGGAATTCTTTTGGTATATCATCTAATGTTAAATCTGATATATCTATATGTAAGTCTACATCAAATTTTTTATTAAAATCAGTAGTCCAAGTATTATGTCCTCTTTTTTCTGCAACATTTGAAAATGATTTTGTTCCTGCAAATAATTCTATTATATTCATTTAATTACCTATAATATATGTGCTGTTATTTGTGCAATTATATCCTCATCTTTATCAAATAATATTAAACTTTGTTCATAATCAGTATACGAAATTAATTCAGAAACATCTGTGAGATTATCTAATTCCTTTTGTAATATATTTTCTATCTTTTTAAATTCATTATTTGATAGTTTCAATTTTAAAGTATATAAATCTCCAGCATCAGTATTTTCCATATTAATTATTTCATATACTGCCCATTCTGCTTCATCATCACTTTTTTTAATTACTTTATAAAATAATACATCTCCAATTTCATATTTCATAATGCATCTAACACCTTTTCATTATATATAATCTGATTTTTCATTTATAATTATACATAATTTATATGTTTCAAATCCATTTGCTGTATGACTATTTGATTCTAATACTTGTCCATCTATAAAATTAATATATTCATCAATTCACCTATGTAGAGTACGGGATTCGAACCCGTTCCTATGGCTCCACAGACCATAATGCTAACCATTAACACTAACTCTACCATCATATAACATTCTATATACTACATTACATACGGTGTTATTTGTGCAATAATATCTGATTCTTTATCAAGTTCTATCATATTATTAATCTTTAATTCATAGTCAATTTCATCTGGTGTTAATGATTGGTCAGCAACCCATTCTCCTTTTCCAGATAATATTTTTTCTAATGTATATAGAGTAATTTCTTCATAGTCTATATCTGTTATCTCATATACAGCCCAGTAATCTGTATCTTTTTCTAATCCTCTTATTTTATAAAAGAATATATCTCCTATTTTGTGTTTCATAATGCATCAACTACCTTTTCATTAAATACATATTGAGCATCTTTAGTAAGATTTATTTTATATGTAACAGTTTCTACTCCTGACACTCTAAGATTATCTACGCTAAGTTCAAGTCCATCTAATGAATCAAGCCATTGTTGTATTTTATCGTGTGGTCTAATAATATATATCTTAAAGTAACTACCATATTTAGATATGTTATGTTTTACTTTAAATCCATTTGATTCAAACATCTGTTTCTCTTTATCTGATACTGAATCTAATGTAAAAAACATAGAAAACCATATTTTATTATCGTAATTCCATACATTACTCCAGATTATCTTAGTATTCACTCCAGATAATCCATCAAAAGATATTTGTAATTCTCCTATCTTTCTTCTTTCCATTGACATTTACATCAACTCACTTGTTAAGAATGGTATTATTTCACTCTTTATGTTTTTTAATACCTCATTATTATTTTCTACAATATTTAATAATTTTTGATTATTTTCTTTAAATTCATCTGCCAAATACTCATCCCATATCTGAGAAAGAATATATACATATTTTGGTTTTGATTCCTTCATTCTCATAGTGTTGTAATACCCTTTTTTGAGTTGTATAGAAGACTCATGCCAGTATTTATCCCAGTAAACAATTTCTATTTTTTCTATTCCTTCTTTTTCAAGTTCAATTAAGTTACCATCATATTTTGGTTTCTTAATTTCAGAAGAATTCGACTGATTATTTACAATATTATAATTATCATAATTAAATTGTTTCCAGTCTTTTAATCTATTGTGAAATACATCAAACATTTCTTTTTTATTTTGTTTCCATATATAATCTCTTATTTTTCCGTGAGAAAAAATTTCAAAATATCTTTTTGGTGAAACTATTTCTGATCTATGACTCCATATACTTTCAACTCCAAAACCAGCAGAATATAATAATAATTCTTTACCATTTGATAATTCTATATTAGTTTTTGTTTTACTACTTCTAATGTTTCTGAATAATTCTCCAATCATAGAATATAATTCTTCATATTGTTTAGCAACACTATCCTTAGAGGAAGTTAACCTAAAGAATAAATCAAGTTCTTTTTTAATTTCATCATACTTTTCTTCACCAATAAGTTCTTTATAATAATCTTCTTCTATTTCTCCTGCAAGGTCATCTATATTTCTAATTTTTCTTCGGTAGTTGCTTACATTCCTTTTAAATTTTTCCATTTTTTCTACATACATTATATCAACTCATAATTTTTCTGATGCTTTTCTTGCTATTAACTTTTCTATTTCTCCTTCTTTTAAATGAGATTTATGAATTATATGAGTTATTCTATCAGTTTCTCCACCTGTTCCTGACCAAGCCCAGAACTCTTCACCTTGTTTAATTACTTTTCCACAAAAAGCACATTTACTTATAGGTGGATGCATTACTTTAAATTCTTCATCCATCACATCACAATAGAATTTCATATTATTCTCTCGGAATAGTTACTACTTCACCAAATGGAAATTGTTCTTCTTCACAATGCCAATTGCCTGCAACAACCCAAATAGTATTTATTCCTCTATCATCATCTGGAAATGAAGTATATCCATCTGTGAAATTTATTAGAAGTTTTGTTTGTGGTAAGTTATCTTGTATGAAATCATATACTACTATATGGTCTGTTCCACCACCACCTTCTGGTTTTAAATCCATTACATCTTCTGGCTGTGGGTTCTGGAAAGTATATGGGCCATATACATCACAATCACTCCATAGTATAGTAAGATTTACATTCTGGAATGAACCAATTATACCAAGAACTTCTGAAAGAAACATTTGTAGTTCATCTTCAGATATTGAACCTGATGTATCTATATCAACTACAATATCAATAGATTCTTTTGTTACATCTGGTAAGTATATTCCAAGTGCTCTGGATTTTTTATGTGGTTTACTCCAAGTAAAATCAAATGGTAATTGATTAGTAATATACTTATAGAGCATATTTCTCCAGTTCATTTTAGTATCGAACATATCACCAAGCATTCTTTCAATTCCTGCTGGAACAGAACCTTGCATTTTAGCGTGAGTCGCTGCATCAGTGAATCGTTGTTCCCAATCTATATCTGGTTCTGATTCATTTGGTTTAGAATCTTCACTTTTAATATGCTCATCAAATTGTTTTTTAGCATCATTTTTTCCCGGACCATCTATAAAGTCTGATACATCAAATCCACCATCACCTTGAGATACATTCCCTTCTGCAATTTCTTTTTTAATATGTTGATATAGTTCATCATATATTTCTTCAGAAGATTTTTCGTGTATTTCAGTTACATTATGACCAAACACTTCTAATTCGTGATGTTCTGGATAGAATACATCAGGTGGTAATGTAAGATTAGATTCAAGTATAGTATCGTTAATTATAATGTCATTAGCAATATTCCATAATTTATGATGTCTTTCAGATTTTCTACCCATATGGTCAAGAGCACAGTGCATAACTTCGTGACAAAGGATTCCTTTTAGTTCTTCATCATTTAACTTATCTACAAACTTTGGATTATAATATAAATTACCATTACCATCAACACCCATAGTAGGAACTTCATTTTCATCCTTTTTATGTAATTGTAAAGACATAACTAAATAGCCAAAAAATGGTTCTCTTTTACCTAATTTAACTCTTGCCTTTATGATTCTATCTTCTGCATTTAAATTACCACCAATACTGAGTGCCATTATTCATCATCCTCTTCTATATCTTCTATATATACATCTTGAACTCTATATAAACCATTCTGTTCTTTAATTAGTCTATCTGCAATTCCTTGTTTTATATTATCTGAATCAGGCATATCACCTTCAAAAGTTAATTTTATTTTGTATGTAATAGTGCCAGATTTAGGAGTTGGAAGTTCATCTTCATCCAACTCCTCATCATCTTCCCAAGATACTGTTGCTTTATATAATGTATTTGCCATATTCTACACCAACTTCCTTTTTCCAGATATCAATTTTATTAATGTTGTTAATGAAAGATGTTCTGTGTTTATTCTTAGCCATTCTCAAGAGCAGAATTGCAAATTCTTTTTGGATATGTGTAGATATTTCAAGAAGTGTTTCAAGGTCTTTCTTCTTATAGTTTTTATCATACCATTCAGATATTAAAGAAATTAGTGAATATTTCATATCCATTTCTTTAATTTCACTTGCTTTTTCTGGATTCTTAAGAATATCTTGTAAGTTAATTTTCTTTTTAAGTTTAATGAATGATGTAAATTCTTGTGCTGCTTTACTACCAACTGATGATGATACAAGAGTTCTTATTCTTCTGAGTTGTTCATTAGTATCGTCTGGTAATCCTTTAATTAACTTATTAGCAAATTCTCCCCAACTTCTTGGAGTTGGAAATGCTTTTTCCTTAGACTTAGTATCGAAGTCAAATAACAACGGTGGTCTATATTTAAGAAATGTAATGATTCTTGAATCAACATCTTTCTCCATTGCCCATTCAGTCCAATCATCAATATGTGGAACTTTTAATTGACAGTGACAGAATCTGTTTTGTAAAGGTTTTGGCAAGTCATATACATTTGCTTTATCTTCTATTCGATTACCTGCCCCAATAATAAATACATCAGGTGAAATAGCAACTTCACCAATTGCTTTATCATTAATTATCTGGTATGCAGATGCTTGTATAGATGGTGGAGCAAGATTTAATTCATCAAAAAACAACACACCATTTGCATCCTTTTGTGAAATAACATATACCCAGAAAGGAACTTTCCATTCAACAGATTCTTTTCCGTTGAGGTCTGGTAATCCCCGTAAGTCACTTGGATCCATTTGGGACAAGCGTATATCAATGAAGATATAATACTTATCAAGCGAATCAAGTAACGAGTGCTTTTCTTTTCTTGATAGTTTATTCCACATTACAAATTCTTTACCTAATTCATCTGCTTTTTTTCTGGAAATTTCTTCTACTGTTTGAGATTTACCAATACCAGTAGTTCCCCAAACATATAGAGAATTCCCTGCTCTCATATTATCTTCAATATGAGATTTCAATTCTTCGTGGTCTAATTTTATTTCTGACATATTTTCCTCCTATAATTTATTACTTATTTCATATACATATATTTCTTTTGCTTTTTTCTCATTATACTTTATTGCATTTTTCTTTTTTCTTATTTTATTTATTAAGTCTATTGCTTTATCAACTGGAATCTGATGTGTATTTAAATAACCATCATTATTTGAAATTGTATATGCTAAATATCCACCTTTCTTTCTATATACTACAACTGCTCCAAATGGTGATATAGCATATAAATCTGGTTCATCAAGAATATGATTCTCTATTGAAACAGAAGAACCATAAGATACTGTATAGTAATTATATTTTCTTGAAATATCAACTTCTTGCATAATATCTAAGATACAATTCCTTTTGTATTTTTTATCTTTTATTTCTTTACCGTGTTCATTAACAAATTCTTCTAATATACTATCATTTTTATTTGAGATATATAATGGTGGATATATCCTTCTTCTTGAAAGAATGAAATAATATCCATCTTTTTTGTATCTATATAGAAAATCTTTATATGCAGTTAAATCCCAATAATTTAATGAAGAATTTTTATTATCTTTTCTAACTATTCTTTTTCCGTGGTCATATATAAGTTTTAATTCATCATTTTCTTTTATAACTTTCCCAATAGTAATCACCTTCTATAACAGTTTTCAGTATTCCATTATCATCAAAGATAATTGCAAATCTATTGTCTGCCATTTTTATAATATGTTTTACTTCACCATTACCAAGTTCACTTTTTATATAATCTCCAATTTCTACCATTATAACACCATAGGTGTAACAATATTAACAAAATTCTGTTCATTAAAACCTTCTATTTTTAATTCGATACTTCCTATTGTATCTATTTTGCTAAAATTTTCATTTGTGATTCTATATATGTATGTGGTTTTTTGTTCAGAAAACTTACTTAACCAATTACTGATATTTTCTAATTCATTTGAGCCACTTGAATATATATTCTTTGAGGTATTAGTTCCTAAAGAAAACTCAACATCCTGAATTCCTTTTCTATTATTAAGAATATTTCTTATTAAATCGTGTATCCCCCAATTAAAACTCAAACTAACTAATCTAAGAAAGTGTAAGAAATAGGCATCCTTACCATATACATCTCTAATTTCTTTTGTTAATTGCTTAATAGGAAGTTTAAGTCTAAAACGACCTGAATATACTCCAGTGTTAGTAATATATAATGGAAAATTTATTGGTCTATGATAGTTTCCATTATGCATTACGAACTTTAATTTACCTATTTCTTTATCCATTACATCACCTGAACATTACATCTTGATTTTCTTTTTCATTGTTCTTATTAATTGAAATTTGTTTTGCTATTTCTTTTATATCGTATTCATCAGATATTGCTCTAGTCAATGATTCCTTCAAGATATAATGAGTTGCCATTGTTTCCATTTCTTTACTATTAAACTCATTTGATATTACTTTACGCAATTCTTCTTCATCATCAAACTCATCGTCAAGTATTCTATTATATAAGTTTTGTAGTTTTTCTTCAAGTTCTTTTCTACTTTTTTTGCTTTTCTTTCCAAATATTTTTTCTAACATATTCTACTCCAATGCTAATTTTGTATTTAATCCCAATCTTTTTAGAAGTCTACCAGTTGCAATTGTTCTACCAAGAGTTTTATTATATACATCTTTTTCAGAACATTCTGCTAATCCATATTCAATTGGCTTTTCTTCATCACCAATAAACGCAATTGTTCTTCCACCCTTTGGTTTAATATGATAATATATTCCATTTAAAAGTTCTTCTTTTGTTGGTTCAGACCAGCGTCTTTGATGGATATACTTTACTTTATATTCTTTTTCTTTATACTCTATTTTTTCTAAACACATATGTTCATCTCCAATCTTGTGGTTCTATATCTACTAATACTTCTCCTGCAAAGTATAACGGAACATCTTCAAATATTACTTCTTCTCCGTTTATTATTTTCTCTGCAATTTCTAGTCTTTCTTTTCTACTATATGCAGAAAAGTCTATGAATACTTCGTCTTCAAATTCTGTTTCTACCCAAGTTTCAAATTCTGCCATTTTTCATTCCTCCTTATGTTTTTTTAAGAATCAATATATAAATAGTTCTGCAATTAATATACCAACTACAATACCATAAAAGAATGTATTTAATGTCTTGTAATTGTCATCTATCCATTCAAAGAATTTTTTAATCATAATGCCTCCGATATGAATTCAGTATATGTCATTTCTTTTCTATCATCCCAAATATCTCTTCCTACATCAAGTATGCAATATGTTTCATCCATAATATCATATCCACTTATTGATGCTCCCTTGTTACCAGAACGGAAAGTTGCCCAGCTCAGAAAGGCTTTCAGCGTTTATATCATTCGTGCTACAAATTCATTGTATGTTAATTCTTCTATATTATCTAGTTTATCTTTAAGTACGGATATCACAGCCCACATATCATTTACTATATCTCTGCCCGTAAATGTATAAAACATTGGATAATCATATACCTCATTAAAAACATAATAATCTTTATCAATTTTATAAATTTTAATATTCACCATAGAATTCAAGCCAATCACATCCTAACTTTTCCATATGTATAACATATGCATAAATCATTGCCCAGTAATTTAGATTATCATTCATTAAATTATTTATTAATTTATTTACATTATCTGTGAATCCATTATAAATAATTGCATCTTTATTCATAAATCTTTCATTCCAATGCTTTACACATTCTATTCTTGTTGCTGAAAATTCATTTCCAAAAAAATTTACTATAATTGTTTCATCTAAATATTCTTTTAATTTTTTAATATCAGATTTATCTAATCTTAAGACATCTCCATCTCCATCTTCATTATATGTAATAGAACCAATGCCAAGTTCTTCTGCTATTCTACTTTGTTCGCTATCTTGTTCAGCAAATACATATTTCCAAACAACTTCTCCATTACTATCATATACATATCTTCCCATTTCAATCTTCTCCTAATCTTTTTTCAATTGTTGGTGGCATATCTTCTAATGGAATATCTACTAATCTTCCTTTATATAATCCATCTGTATATTCTACTGTATATATAATGCCACTAATTGTGTTTGAATCTTTTCTTTTATTAATTACTTTGAATTTACAGTATTCATCCCTATCCCAAGTATATTCTTTGTTTAATTGATATAGAATCAAATCCCAATTCTTTTCTATACCAGCATTTTGTAAAATCTTTTTTACTTGTTCATCTATATTATTCATTATACCACACCATAGTTTTTTGTATTGTGTTATATGTATCTATAATCTTCACATCCATTTCCATATTTATAATACCATTCGTGGTAATGTTTCATACAGAACTTATGCTTTCTTACTGAAATTATTGCATTTTCTTTACAATCATTTACTTCACACTTCATCCATATCACCCTTCAGAAAGCACAGAAACGGCTCTCTAAGGCAAAAACTATTGCATCTAATGGTTTACTACCAGTTATGATTTATACTGTTAATTCTCATCATATTATAAATGCAAGTATTTCAATTTCATTTTCTATAATCCATACATTATCATCATCAAATAAATATATTATATCTCCTTCGTCTACTGTAAAAGAATAGTCATTATCAGGGAATATTGGTTTAATAACTTCACATATAACATACTGTTCTAAGATACTTGATACTTTCTTACTTATTATAGTTCCATAAAATGGTTGAGTATCTCTATAATCTTCTGGAAACACAAGTATATTAGTTCCATATTTTTCTTTTAAGTTTTTAACTGAAGTTCTCTTCATAGTAAACCAATTCCAGAACTATCAATTCTGTTTTTACATATATAGTCAAGTCCACTATTAGCATATTCTCCGTGTTCATTAAACATAACCATATGCAAGAATTCGTGTGATATTGTAGATACTACATCAATTGGATATAATATATAAATTGTATTGGTATCTGGTGAGTAGCAACCATAATCATCTACTTGCTCCCATATTGCATATTCAAATTCATCATTTGGTAATGTTTTAATTCTTGTTCCATCAATCATAATACCACAGATATTAACATAAACTTTTCTTCTGCTGTCAATTCTCTTAACCAATCTTCGTAATATCCATATGTAGAATCATTCCATCTCTCTTTCTTTTCTTCATATACTTCTACAATATATACTGGATAATCAAACTCCTCTCCAAAAATGTATCCTTTATTTCCTATGTCTTTTATGATGCCATAACATCCATTGAATTTATCCATTTCTTTTTTAAAAGAAAGCATTCTTCCTTCTCTATATTTTGGCTTTTTTATAATTACATAATCACCAATATTCATAAATTCACCTATGGAAAAATTAATATAAGATATATAATTAATACTATCAATAAACTCAATACTAAAAGCAAATCTTTATCTTCTCTTTTCATACGCCCCCATTGGGAATCGAACCCAAATCTAAAGGTTAGAAGCCTTTTGTGCTATCCGTTACACTATAAGGGCAACTCATCCTCATGTTTCACTACTCATAATATATTACCTATGTTGGATTGATAACCATACATCCACTTTTTGATATTCTATTTATATTTAATTGATTACTACATTCGTGGCATATATGATTATTTTCTTCCCATATTTTTTTAGAAATGTGCTTGGCACATATTTCACATAACATTTCATCACTACACTATTTAGATTCTATATAAATCTCCATTACATTCTTGACATTTATTTTTAGTTGTTCTAAATACTTTTTCACATTTAATACATTGTTTAAGCATATTCTAATACACCTTTTGATAAGTCAAGAACAGTATCTAATTCAATAACACCATCATATTCTTCACCTATTTGTTTTCCATATATTTCTTTACCACAAACAGCATCATATATATCATCAGTTACATCATCAGATATACGAATTGATAGATAACCCCAGCGATACCTAATATATATTGCTTTACCATTTTCTAAAAATCCTTCCCATTGTGAAGGACAAGCAAAGCAAGTTTTTTCTATTGTTTTTATTTTATACATTTTAATTCAACAATCCTATAATCATTTCTTTATCTACATTTTCAGGTGATAAATCTATATCTGCATCTTCTGGATTATCAACAGGAATAGCCCCAGATTCCCATAATATATCATTAAGTGAAATCATATTTGTATAGTAGTCAATTAAATATTGTCTTAAGTTTTTTGTGTTTTCATTTAATGATGATGTAATACTTCTACCAATATTCATTTCATTGAAATAGAATTTACACCCATCATCATCAACTACTACAAGTCCTATTGCAGTTTGTTGTTTATCTATATTTGATTGAGTAATTGCAAGAATATTGTTTTGGTTTAAGGTATAATTTTTATCCATAACTAATGGATTGTCTTGTCCTATCATAATCTTATATGATACATCTTTATCTTCAACCCACGGATAGTTATAATAATTGAGCATCATTAAATATACCTTTTCTTGCTTTCCAGATATATAGTATAGTTCACTTGCCCCATTAGGTTTAGGGGCATCTGTAATATCACCAGAAAACATTGTAGTTCTTTCTGTATTTCTATAAGAACTATCCCATCCAAGTTTACCTGTAATACTTAACAATGATAAATCCAAATCTACTCTACTATTTTCAGTATTAGTCCAATGGACACCTGCAATCATATCTTTATCTGTTTTTATATATGTTCCTGTTGGTATATTACCTGTAAATTGTTTTTCTGTTGATGGAAGTGCATATACTATATTGTCTGGAATGTATATCTTTTTACCATATACATTTTTAGATACTGATTGTCTTATATCTCTTAATACAACTTCAAGTATATCTTTAGCATAATCTTTATCTTCAAAATCAAATTCAGTAGTATATGTTTTACCATTTCTAATTCTGTATGCAATACTTCGTAAATCATCTTTAGTTCTATAATGTAGTGCATATGCTAATCTAATCTTTCTGAAAGTATTTGCTTTTCTTAAATGCTTTTTAAGTTCTGGAACTACTATTGGAATTCCATTCTTAATCATTCCTGTTACATCATTAAGATAATCTCTTGGCATTGGTTTATGGTATTTATCTGCAAGTTTTCTAATTCTGTTTATATAATGGTTTAATTGTGAGTTTGTTTTAAATGCAAGAAATATAGGTTTAAATCTGAAGAATATTTCTGCAAGTCTTTTAAGACCATACTTGTTTTTATATCTATGAACAAGTGCAAGAATATCAAAATTCTCTCTATTCTTTATAGTTTCAATTGTTTTAGAATCTTTTATAAGTAGAGAACTTTCTGTTGCTTTATATACAAGATACCTTAAAAATTCAATAGGTTCTTCTGGTATCTCATCAAGAAAATCATATAGAGTAATTCTAACTTCTTTATTATTAATCTTCTTTATATCATCTTGTTTTATATCGAGATAAAGAGCAACATCTACTACTGCATTTTTAGTATCATCTTTTAATGCAATACCACTTTGCAGTAGTGTAATAAGTTTTTGTTTTAATTCATCATTAGTAATTCCTTTTATAATAACAAGTTTAATTTTATCTTCATCTATATTAGGAACATCCAATTCTTCAGATGGAATATATACAGTGTCCTTATTATATATTCCTAATTCATCATATCCATATGTAGTAATATAATGAAGAATTTGTTCAATGAATAATTGCATATCTGAAGCATTTTTTACTTTATTCCAAGACTTATGGAATGAAGAATTTGCTTGTTCACCAGATATACCATATAGTGATTTACATTCTTTAAGTATTACTTCAAGAACATCTTCACTATAATGATTTATAACAGATGGTGAGAATAAAAAGCCATATTCTATTGTCCTTTTATTCCATTTATTTACTTTACTATTTGTTCTGGTATTCTTATGTTCTATTGGAACTGCCTTAAATAATTTTATTATAGATTTCATTTATTTCACCTATGAAAAGTGTAAGTCGGAGAGTAGGGAATTGAACCCTATATATCCATTAATAGGAACTCTCTATGACTTACTTTGTAATGACGGGTAGTAATATGAGATTTACAATCAGGTATAGGAACTACCTATGTCATTACGATGAAGGTCTGGATGTATATAATATTTGCAGATATATGTATAGGAACATCCTTTGACCTTTTGGTATAAAGACGGAGTGTGGAACAATGGTAATAGGAACACTCTATGTCTTTACTCTTAATTTAAATGCACATTTTTATAGTGCCTTTATCTTTCAGATACACTTAATGTTGTTAGCAAATTTATAATAATCCCAAGTATTAATACAGATATAACTTCTATCCAAGTTAGCCAAGTATGATATAATCCAGTAAATTCAAATAGAAGTGGTATTAACCAGAAGAATAATATACATACTTGTGCTATAAATCCAATACCATATGGAATTATTGCAATCAATAGTGATAATCCAAGAATACTACCAAAGACTATCATACCAAATGCCCCATCTAATCCACTATATACAAAATATCCTAACGCTGCCATTAATAGTGAGCCAGTTACACTCTTAGATATTAACTCACCTGCTGTATTATTATTTTCTTCATTCATATTTACTACCTCATATAATCATACGCAAATCCAGTAATAAATCCTAATCCAAATATTATAATCGTAATAATTAGGAATATAATATTGTCAAACAATATATAACTAGCATTATTAGTTATATAAGATAATACATCAGAAAATATAATAACACATAGAATTCCTAACACCCAACATATAACTGTTATTAGTAATAAAGGATTTATCATATTTTTTAAAGATATACCACTACCTTTTTCAAATCCAAATAGAAACCATATACATCCAATTCCACTAATAGCAATTAATGTAAGGAGTGTAATAAATACTTCTATCATCTTAATCTCCTAAAGAAAAAGGGTAAATATAAAAACCCTTTAATCTTCTATAATATCAGATATATCCACATCTAAATCTGGTAGTTTAATGTTTACATCAGATGAGCCACTTTGCCATATATCTAAAAGCCATTCATCGAATTTATCCTTAACTCTTTGAGATACTTTACGAACTTTTCTTTCGTATTTCTTTTCAAGAGTTTTATATTCTTTTTTAAATGGCTCATATGATTCTATACTTGATAAAGTTCTACTACCAGCAGATATTGATACACAAGATTTGTAATATAAATCGATAGACGGTTCAATAGATAATTCATTATTAATTGAATCCAAATATCCTTTCTTATGTTTATTAAATAATTCATTTACTTCTTCTATGAATTCATTTTCTATTAGATTAATCAAGTCATCTATTTTACTTCTAACTTTTTCATCACCTTTTGTTTTTAAATCATCATAAATATATTTTGGTATATTTTCCATAGTATAAACTCCTATATAAAAAATGTTGATGGGATACGCCCATCCCGTTCTATTTAATAGCACTACCTACTATTAATAGATAGTGCTATTTAATCTGGAATATGTTTATTGTGTTTCAACTACATTCCCAGATAGTTGGTGGATTTTTCCATCAATAACTACTTTACCAAATACGAAAAATCCTTCGTTTCCAGATGAGAATTTTTTCTTTACACCTTCAACTTGACCAAGTTTTAATGCAAAGATTTCGTTTCCATTTTTACTGGTTCGGATAGGTTCTAATGCCATATATTTCTAACTCCCTATGGTTTTCGTTTTTTAAGGAAACTGATATAAAACCTGTTACATAAGTAACTCTTAATATATTTATAAGAGTACCATTCCTATAAATTTTTCTTGATTATTAAATTGTAATATTGCTATATCGTCATAGAAATTATTTCTATCTTGGATAAAAATATTATGACAATATGATTCTTTTTCATATATATAATATATATCCAATGTAGAAAATAGTTTTATAAATCTATCTAAATCGCTTACCATAGTGCTGGATATAGGACTTGAACCTATTATAGATAGCCATCAAATCTAACTATATACCACATATATCTATTGTCTATATAAGAATAGATATAATTAATCCAGCAAGTTGAGAGATAGGATAATATAGGTTACTAAATGTAACTATGATTTATTATTATAACATTATATATTCTAATAATGTTCCTATGAACTTAAGCATTTCTTCTTGTGTCATTTCTACATTATCCATATCGAATATAAAAGACACACCTTTATCTTCTCCACCGTAAAATCTTTTTACATACATATCTTTTTCAGTATATATTTCTGTTCCCATATTTTTATACTCCTTTATTATAATAATAACATAAGATAGATGTGGGATTTGAACCCACTATCTACACTCCAGACACCAATAAAGAGCAGGGTTTTTAGTTCTTTTTTATATGACAGAAAACCATTATAGGATAAAGAAAACCCTAAAAAGAAACCTAATCTTAAATCTGAAGTGATAAATATACCATAATCTATCAATAAGAAAGGTGATAGGATAGTAAAGGATTACTGATAATGTAATCTAAAAAATCTAAGAATACTATCCTATCGTATTCGTGTATTCACTCAACCATTCTGACAGGTAATACCCAAAGACCTGCATAGGAGATTTTCGTATTTAATGGATATAATTTAAATCTACATATAATACTCCCAATATTATACATAGATAGTTTTACTCATTAATCAATATATCATATATGTTCTGGGATATTAAACATAATATGAATAATTATCTGTAATAAATAAATATTACAAATAATAATTGATTGAAATTTTCAAACCATAATAACTGCAAAAAATGTCATCATACTTAAAGTTTTGGGTGGGGATTTAAATACTTGAAGTTTCTGGTATTTAAAGATTTCGATTGTCATTAATAGTCATTAAGAAAATAGAAACACTATACCTAAATATTAGTAATATATTAAATATGAGTATGAGTGTATGGATTTAATACTAATAATCACTACCCCTTACTCTACCCCTATATACAATAGTTATTGCGTTAGCGTTAGGATATAGGGTGTTTAAATAGATAATAGAGTAGTATCATAGACTACTGAATTAAATGCAAAAAATAGAAATCCGTTTATGTAATACTAATCTATTACTATACTAAAAAAATAAAAAAAAGAAAAGATTAATTGCTATTGTGTATAGCAATAATCTCATTCATTCTTTTAATAGATTGTTCTTCTGTCATATATTGTTTCTTGTTTCTATTTGGTGATGGATTGATTATAGTATCACTATGTTTCATTACACTATCGTAATCACCACTATCTATTTTATCCTGCATTTCTTTTCTCCATAATTTAATATCCTTTTGTTTTATAGTGTTGTGCTCTGTGTTTCTTTTTCTATGTGCAGAAGTCAATCTATATTCATAGTTTATATATCCGTATTCTTCTATTTCTCTTATAATGTTACCTATCCATTCAACATTATATTTACACATTCCATTACTATGATAGAAGAACGGATGATATGATTTGATGGCACTATATAGATATTTCAACATATCTAAGACTTTATATCCTGATATAGTTTTATCCTTTTTAGCCATATCTCTTATTTGATATGATTTTAAACCATCATTAAATCTATGGTATAGATAATAAACTCTTGTAACAAATGTATTATCTAATGGTTTGACTCTACCATCTAATATAGTATATGTATGTGTTTCTTGGCAGTTTCTTCTATATTGTAATCTATCTTTACCATCAATTATCATATCATAATGTATATGTCTACGGAATGGATGTCCTAATGTTTCTTTAGTTTTTTCTACTCTATTAATGTTGTTTGTTGTTCCCATATCTGTTGTTCTATATGTAATGAGTTTTTGGTTTCTTCCTAAATCTATTTGTGTATCATATCCGTATTTGGTTACATCTCTATTCTTACCTTCACCTATTAGTCTTGTTTTAATATCTTCATTACCGAATACTCTACTTGTAAAGGTATGATTGATGTTCTGTCTACTATTATAGTGGATAATAGCATAGTATTCTTTATCTTCTATTTCATTTACATCTTCTACTTTTTCTGCTAATATTTCATCAAGTTTTTCTTTACTCATATATATCTACTCCATAGTTTTTTCTTAATCTAAATGCAATATCTTTCAGTTCTTTTATAGTTAAGACTACTGTATCTGTTTCATCTTCAATAGTTTGTGTTATTAGTATATGCCTTCTATCATACATTTCAGCATATTCCATTTCTAATGTATGGTTTCTTTCTTTAGTTATAATTTCTTCCATTAACATTCACCTTCTCTATAATCAATATAGTCTACTAATTGTATGTATGTGTATCTATCTAATTCACCTGTGAGCATCCTATATAATAGATTGAGTTTGATTGTGTATTTATTTTTCAAACCTAAATCTACTATTGCATTTATGTATTGTAGTTTTTGTTCCTGTTCTAAGTCTACTTCTGTTTCGTTATCTATATCCCATACTCTATTACGGGAATACTCTTTAGTTGGTATAGATGTTGTTGTTTCTTCTTTATTATCTATTACTTGTTTGTTTACTATATCTTTATTCTGTTCTGATATACTATTATACCATTGTTCCTGTCGCCATATATTATATTCTTCTTCATTCATATTCTTTCTATATTTTTGCATATCTATCATCTCCTTAACTAATCCATCCGTTACGGGATAGACAATATTGTTTCTTATATTCTTCTTCTTCTATTGATGTCGTTCTATTGGTTTTCATATTTCATCACAATCTTAAAAACACAGGGGGGGTATTTAAACCTTTCGGTTTCTACTTATTAGATTAGTATAGGGGTAACATATAATAGAGAGTGAGTTACCATATACTACTATAGTATATATAATATATATAATAGGATGTATTGACTTATTGTTACTAAAAGATTAAAGATAGTTTAATCATTATGTATTGTAGATTGGAGATTGAGATATATTAGTTAGAGATACTCATTATGATTTATTCAAAATACCTGTATTAATCACTAATCCAATTGGAGTGACAACTAACATTTCACTTAGTTATATTTATATATCTCCTGTACCATTCTCTCTCCATATATACTATACGCTATTACAAACTCTATATACACTTGAACTAAATTACGACATCCTATACTACTATACTACTACATAGGGGAGAATTATATTCAAATATTTATACTTCCATTTATGATTATAATACTATTAATAGTCTATTCTATACCAAAATTATCTATTATATCCTGAATATCACCTAATATTTACCTATTCTATACCCTGTTTATGTATAGTTTATCTCATATACAATAACTCATACGATAGTTTAGTAATATATAATTACAATACCACATAGGGTCTATTTTCATAAAAATCTATTATATAAAATCTATTCAAAAATTTGGGATGCCATTTATGAATACTATACTAGTACTATACTATATATAGATATTAATATTCTCCGTTCTGAATAATATGCGTAAGATGATTAATATTCCACCATCACAATAAAATGCGTAAGTGACTTATATACTACATCAAATATAATATGCGTAAGACAATTCACTAATATATTGAAACCAAAATAAAAAGCGTAAGACGAATGAAAAGGTATATAAATGATGAACGATATACCCCTAAGTATGGCATCAGAAGAGTTGGATACCTATAAGGTATCAGAGAAGTATACCACTACAAGTGGTAAAGAAAAAACAAGGACTACTACTATTAGAAGTATGTCTAATGATGGTAGTCTATTCGTAAATATACACAGTGGACGTGGTAGCGTATGTATATCTAAAGATATGCTACCTGAAGTAATAGAGAAACTTCAATCTCTTAAGTGGAAGGGGTCTACTACTAAAGATGATAGTAGTGATAACGCTATCTTAGACGCTATCAAACAAATAGGTAAAAACCAACAAAAAATCTCTAATAGGTTGGATAAACTTGAGAAGAGCAAAAAGAAAAAGTAAGAAGGATAGGGATAAACCCCTTCCTTCCCGTATGCATAAGATAAATGGGAATATCCCGTATAAGTATGAGTGATTACACTCATATTTATTCTATTTTTTTATATTCCGTTTATAGTAATAGTATAGGCATAGTCTATATATAGGACTTATATTCTGGTGTCTATATAAAATGCGTAAGAGCCATTAATATTCTAACTTGAATATAAAATGCGTAAGTATCTTCAATCAAGGATTAATATATTGACTCCCAGATAAAATGCGTAATGTCAATCAAAAGGTTTATATACTAAAACGCATATTACTATATTATGACACAAAAGGAGTTAGTCGGCTATATCATATATGACCGATATAAACCAGTCGGTTATGTCGGTATTATTCCATTCCGAGCCGACTCAAACCGATGGGCTGAAAAATATGACCCATCAACATATACTTGGGCTGAAAGATGGTTATAGTCTTTCACCAATCTTATTTCTTTCTATCAATGATTAATATATAAGATGTAATATATAATGCGTAATGGTCTATTAATATTCTAACTTGAATATAAAAGGCGTAATAAGAACCGTAAACTATATATACCTATAATACATACTGGATATTGATACAATGGAACCAACATTAAGTAAGTATACATTCGCCTATAAAGGTGGTGAACTTGAGCATACTATATCCATACTTGCATCAAGTGCTAAGGTTGCACAAGGCAAGTTAATATATTTAACTGTGTTGCCATCTGATTGGGAACTAATAAATATAAACGATGATATATACTAATATCATCTATTCTTCCTTTCTATATAAATAATGGAATATAAAGCGTAATCCAATATTAATATTCGAGGCCCAGAATATAATGCGTAAGTGCCACAGAAACACTTATATACATATAATCTATACTGAATAGTATGACATATAATAAGTATGATGATACAGGCCACCAAATACCACTAATTGATATAATACCAAGTAAAAGAAAACAAGATTGGTATTCTTGTAAAATGTCAGGTATTGGTCGAGTATGCACAAAAGAAAAGAATATAATGAAACTTGAAGAAGAAGGATACGAAATAATTGAAATATACTATATTGCAGAGGCTAATCAGTAGTCTGGATATAGTCTATATTAGGCCATAGGAGCCACATAGATGGCCTCTAAGGCCATATCTTTTTTATCTAATGGTAATAGTAGGGTTGAGTATTATTCATATAAATCCTTAATAGTCTTACGCTTAATATTCACTTGACTAAAATAAAACACTCTGAATAAAAGGCGTAATCCAAATCGACACCTTTATATACTATAACTGCTATACTGTATATTAGAGGTATAAGAAATGACAGAAAGCGAAATATTAGATAAGGCCCAAATACCTGATGAATACACCAATAAGTCAGGTAAAACAAAAACAAGATACATCAACCTTAAGGCAATGGATAATAACGGCTCACAGTTTGTTAATATCCATTCCGGCCGAGGCTCTGTCTGTATCAATAAAGATAAAGTTCCAGAGGTAATCGAGGAACTACAAGGCTTGAAATGGAAGGCCACCAAAAAGGCCGAGGCCACCACCACCGATAGCAATAACCAAATATTAGAGGCTATTCAACAAGTCGGCAAGAATCAACAGAAAATATCTAAGAGGCTTGATAAACTTGAAAAGGAAAACAAAAAATCCAAAAAGAAATAATCTTGAACAGGCCAGAAAGTTTAAAGGCTGGGAAAGTTACAAATATTAACTTTCCTTTTTTTCTTTTTTATTTTATATATTTATATAAGTTGTCTTACTCCCTTTATTCTTGGATTAATATATTAGTCAGGATATAATAAGCGTAAGTGGTATTAATATTCGATTGGCAGAATAAAAGGCGTAATACGATTCGATAAGTATATATAGTATGAACGATATACTGATATTGTGGTAATATGGAAGACACCAACAGTAAAAAGGAATTCGATGCAAGTCTTAAAGACCTAAGTAAAATGGGCATCATCAGAGTAGAGACTGATGGCACAGATGAGAATACCAAAATAGGTATTACTCATGAAGTCGGTGATGAATTCATAAAACATATGAAACATCCGAGAATATTCAAACAGGTTGTTTCATCATCAGACGGCTTAGAAATGGCTGTTGCAGGATGGTGTGCTGATAAAGTAATTAAATCATCCCTTGGTAATAATGAATTCTACACCGATGATGAAATGATGGCAATGAGTAAAACACTATTTGCTATTATTATGACTACAATAAGGGATAAACAATAATCCCTTCTTTTTTTCTTTCTTCCGTCTTACGCTATCTATATATTGACTAATATAATAATCTGAATATAAAAGGCGTAAGTCAAATAGAAAGGCTTATATACTAAAACGTCTATTACTATATTGTATGACAGGAAAACACTTCGAGGCATTCGCCTCTGGAAATGGCTTCTTCGTCTGGGAAGGCGATGAGGTTAAAGATGCCGTTGTATCTGACAATGGTATTAAAATTAGGAATGAATAATAAATTCATTCTTCTTTCTTTTTTTTCTTTTTGTTTTAATTTACATAATGCAAGTTCCTCTTACGCTTAATATCAGTGGATTAATATTCAAGTCGAAATATAAAAGGCGTAAGTTGGACCGATAAGTATATATACTTGTAATGTATACCTATTAGTATGAGCCGAGCAACCAACAAACCAATTAAATACGCTGATGCCACCATTGAGTTATATGAATACGGTATCATAGTTACTGATGATGCCACGGGCAATATGAACGGGTTAACACCAACGTTCTTGTCTTGCTTCGCCAAACTATCCCAAGAGCAACGGGATAAAGTGGTGGATTTGGCAATAAGTTTAGATTTCATTAATAGGTTGGATGATTAATTTCATTCAACTTTCTTTTTTTATTCTATTTTTTTCAGTCGCATTTAAGATACACACAAGTTAATATATGAACAATAAGATAAAAAGCGTAATCTGTATTAATATTCAGGATGTTGAATAAAATGCGTAAGTAGTTGAATAACAGGAGGAAATGATTAATATTCTAACATTGAAATAAAATGCGTAAGTAGTCTATTACTCTAAGTATATAAGATATAGATATAAATATAGTATATACTCATCAGATAATAAAAAGAAATAATAGGAGTATTACTCCCATTGGACAATATAAGTGGTTCTAATAATTGGTTTATACTTGGTTCTACCCGTTCTTTTATTCTTTATTTTTCTTACTGCTGGTTTATCTTTATATGTTACCGTTCCGTTTACCTGCTTTGCTTTTTTTATTGCTGTTATTCTATTTTTGTATTCTTTAATCATTTCATCACCATAAAAGAAAAAAGATTAGTGTTGTAAGAACCTTAGGAGGTCCTCACAGTTGTTTTCTCTTGCATATTTTTCTTGGTTTGCTGGAAGGTTCATTTTTTGCATCCTTTTGTAGTTTTTGTTTTGGTTAACTCTTCGTGGTATTCCGTGAAGGTTTGATAACTTATTATTAAGTTTGTTACCATCCCAGTGGTCTACTTCGATATCTTTAACCTTCTTTTTATCATCGAGTTGTTTTATTTTTGCACCATCGGATAAACCATTATCGGCTAAGATATGTTTCACTCTGTGATATGCGAAAGTTGTTTTAGATTTGTTTGTTTTATTGGAGTTGATACCAAGTATTTTTATGTATCCGTCTGAACCGATATGAACGGCTTGAATCTTAGAACCTTTTTGAGTTGTCCGTGGCATATATCCGAGATGGTTCAATTTCCTTATTACATCAGTAATATCATCAATTAAATCCTCTTTTTCTTGGTAGTTTTCAATAATTGTGTCTGGTTCACCATTGAATACATCTAAACTTAGTTGCCTAAAGTATGCCTCTGCTTGTTTTATTTTTTCTGGTATTGTTTTCATTTTTTCGACCTCTTTTTCATTACTCGGTATAGAGTATGTGTTTATATAGTTTTTGTTTTTTGAGCAGATATTTTTGTTGGCGTTTTTTGTTTGTTGCGCATTTTTATTTATTTTTCTCATATTTTTTCACATCCTGCAGTAATTTGCTGCAAATGATAATCTACTCAAAACTATAAAAACATATCCTGACATTACTCCACCATATAATTTTATAAGGCTAAGTCACTTCAATACCAAGTAACTATAAGAGAAATACAACTTCGACATAAAAATTTTCCCCGAGTAACGCTAAAAGGAACATACTTTCATAGTCATTAATAGGTACGAATATATATATTTACCGAAACCTTTATATACTAGAAGGCCATTACTGTGTGCATGTATATTATTGAGAGTATATGAATATGCTCTTAAGAGACTATGCAGGAGAGACACGAAAAGTCGGGAAGTTAAGGCGGGATGCTCAGTCTCTTACATAAAAAGTGATATATATGACTCGAACTGGAAAGATAGAAAAATGGGGACTTGAAGATGAAGTCCGTAATATGTTGGATGAAAAGAAATCTTATTCGCAAATTGCTAAACACATTAATAATAAATATAATGATATTCCAGAACTTACAAAAGTAAATAAAATGACTATTAGTAGGTATGTCGAGAAAATGGATGAAAAAGACATGAAAGAAAAAATCGATGAAGTAAAAGATCCAGCTAAAGTAATCCAAAGTGAGTTTAATCAAAGAATTAGAGAAAATATTTTAGACGCAGAGCATATGAATAATCTAGTGAATAGTTATTCTAATAAACTAGAAACTGGTGATTTAACTACTAAAGAACTATCTACTATGATAAAAGCATGGAAAGATACCAATGATCAAATCCGTAAGAATCTAGTAAACCTTCGTGAATTCACAGATCACAGAGTAATAAAACCAACTCAAAACATCATATACAAAAAAGAGATTAATATTAAAAACATGCTTGTTGATTTTGCAAGAGAGCTCTGCCCTAGCTGTAAGAAGAAAGTTAGTAATTTATTAGAGGAAATAGAAAATGAAAACTAAATGGTACATTCCTGGAGAAGCATATGATTGGGAAAAGACATTAAAGCATTTCTTATATGGTCTTATATTAACTGTTCTTGGTGTTGGTATTAATTATTCCATTGATTATCTTGAAATAATCGAAGCACCACCAGAATATGTTCTGTATGTAGGCTTATTAATATCAATACTGCAAGCATTTTCTAATATAGTAAAACATTGGAAAGACGAACACGAAGACTCACAAACACCATAATTTATGTTTTTAGTATATGTGATATTATAAATTAGGTGATATGAATGTTTGAAGAATTTAAAGACCTAGGTTTTGGATCCAAAGTATTAATCTCTATTGGCGTATTGTGGATTTTAAAACACTTATTCGACTTCGGTTTCAACTTTACTTTCTAAAGTTGAAATTTAAGTGAATACACATATATGTTTTAATGTTTCTTTCTTTATTTATAATATGAAAAACGATTTGAAAATTCTTAAGTATTCAGTATCCTGTAAATCATTCATGGAAGAAGTATTAGGACTTACTATAAAAGATTTCCATAAAGAATGGTTAGATGCCATGGAAAATAATAGACATTTATGTTTACTAGCTCCTCGAGGCCATGGAAAGTCTACAATAGTAGAAGGATACGTTGCTTGGAAAATATTAAATAATCCTAAGATACGAATATTAATTGTATCTGTTAATCAGAGCAAAGCTGAAGACATGATGAATTTTATAAAATCATGTCTTGAATTGCCACAAGTGACTGAAACATGGGGTGAGCAAAAGTCACCAGCATGGTCACGTAATAAAATAAGAGTTAAAAACCCAAGAGGTGGGATACAACACAAGGAACCTACATTACAGGTTCTTGGTGTAACATCTTCTCAGATATCATCTCACTATGATATGATTATCTTAGATGATGTTCAAGATAGACAAAATGTAGCTACATCAGGAAGAAGAAGAAAAATCAGAGAATGGTATAACACTGAGTTATTAGAAATGCTTGAACCTGGAGGAAAAATTCTTAACATTGCCACTCGTTGGCATTCTGATGATTTACATAATTATTTATCTCAAAAGTCTATGTATAAGGTTTTGAGATATCAGGCTATTGATAAAGAGACAAATGAATCTCTATGGCCTGAAAGATTCACATATGAAGATTTAATTGAATTACGAGATGAACACATTGGTAAGACTGCTTTTTCAATGCAGTACCAAAATGAGATAACACAAACTGAAGATTCACCAATTGATCAGGAATGGGTAGAAAGAGCAGAAAAAAGATGGAATCCAAATAGAATCCCTGGTAATTGTGAAAGATACATGGGAGTTGATTTAGCATCTAAAAGTGAGGAAGGAGATTTCTTTGCTGTAACAGTTGTTGCTAAAGATGAAAACAGGAATTACTATGTTCTTGAATCAGTAAGATCAAAGACAACAATGAGTAAACAACTTGAAATAATAAAGTCTCTCAATGACAAATTCTATCCAAAGAAAGTAGGAATTGAATCAAATGCTACTCAACGAATAATAACAGATGATTGGATTGAGAGGACTAATTTACCAATAGATCAAATAAAATCATCATGGATAAATGATAAGTGGTCTAGAGCACAGAGATTATCTGTTCTTCTAGAAACAAATAGAATAACTATTAATCCAGATTTAGACTTTTTATCAGATGAACTAATAAGTTTTCCAAGAGGAACACATGAAGACGCCATGGATAGTCTTGCATTTGCTATTCAAGCATCTGGTGATGAAAAACAAGTTGATTGGGATAGAGTAGTTAGTATGGTTACTACTAAAAAAAGAACCCCGTATGTTAAAAAGTTATAATAGGAGAAGTACTATGGAATTCGAACCTGTATTTATAGGAGATAAACCTATAAAAACCTACGTAAACGCTGGTAAATGGGCTCTTGATAAGAAAAAACCTTTAAAGATTTTAGCTAGAGGAAACAATATTAAGACTGCTGTTGACGTGGCTGAAATCATTAAAAGAGAACTTAATAATTGTACCGTTGAAATAACTACTAGAAGTGAAGAGGTTTCAGATGAAGACAGAAAAGTATCTGTCATTACAATAATTATAAAGGAAGAATAAAATGAATATATATGATAAGATAAAATATTTTAATCCTTTCAGACGAAAAATCAAATACCTAGATAGTGAAGGTAAACCAAGGACTACTGTTAAAGCTGGTGGTAAACAAGAAGGTTCATTATTTTCACAAAAAGAAAGAACTGAAGCTCAATTAAAGAAGTATTGGCAATATTATACCCAAGAAGGCACTGTCTGGGCTGCTATTAATTCTATTGCATATAATACTGTTATGGTAGGATATGATATAGAGTCAAATGATAAAGAAGCTAAGAAAATAATAGAAAGATGGTGTAGAAAAGTAGATTTACCTATTCATTTATTAAATAATACTATATATGGTCTTGTATTTGGTGATTCTTTTATAGAAATTATAAAAAATAAAAAACAATCACCATCCTCATTAAAGGATGTTGATCCACAAACAATGGAAGTAAACTTTGATAAATATGGTATTGTACAGAATTATACTCAATCACTTGGTAAAAAAGCAGGTGAATCTGTACCAAAACTTGATAAGGAGTCAATATGTCACATAAGATTCTTTCCAAAACCAAATAATCCTTATGGACTTTCATTAATTTCACCTAATGTAGATATATTAGATAAGAAAGTTAGAGCTGATAATGCTATTGCATCAGCTATTATAAGACATGGCACATCAAAACTTGTATTTTCAGTTGGTTCTGAAAAAGATGGACAACTTCCACCTGATTCTGTTCTTGAAGCAATTGAAAGTGAAGTTGAAGATATTGATGAAAAGAATGAATTTGTTGTACCTTGGAACGTTGATGTGTATCCTATTGATGAGAAAGGAATTCAAGGTGTAGAAGAGTATTACAATTATTTTCAATCTCAACTTGTTCTTGGACTTTTAGTTCCTGGAGAGGTACTTGGTCTTGGACAAGGTTCTACTGAAGCTACTGCTAGAGTAAGAGCACTCTTATATGAAAGAATGATTCAATCTTTCCAGACTCAATTAGCTGCAATTGTTGAAAAACAATTATTTAAGAAGGTATTACAAGCAAATGGATATGACATGGAAGATGAAGAAAATGATGTGTATGTAAAAATAAACTTTAGAAGCGTAACAGATGCTGATGAATCAGAGAAAGCTAAATGGATGGGTAATCTTATAAGAGGTTTTAGATCATCTAAGACTAAACCATTTACAATTAATGAGATTAGAAGAATGTTCAATAAACCTGAGCTTGATGACCCAGAAGCAGATACAATTATATATGAAGGATATGAAAAAAATGGAACAGCTGATCAAGAGCCTTCTGAAGAAAATGTAACAAATGAAGATGATGATATGACATCAGAAAAAGAGGAAGAAGATGAAGAAGAATCTTAAAACAATTCATAATCCTATGGTAAAGTTTGAGTATGACAAATCATTATTTGGAAAATCAACTAATGTGAGAATATATCATGATGCTACTCTTATAACACCAGGTGTATTCTCAGATTCTATTACAATGTCTCCAGTTAAGTATTCAGAAGATGTATTAAGTACTACTGTCAATAAATGGCATTCTAATTACTTAAATATAAATCACTCTAGAAATGTTCTTGATAGAATAGGAAGAGTAGTTAATCCATATTACTCAGATGGGAGAGTAAAAGGAGATTTATATATATTTCCAGTAACTCAGAATGCAAGAGATACTATTGAATTAATTGATGAAGGTCTTATTAATTGGTTATCAGTAGAATTAATCACAGAGGATTCATGGGATAGAAATGATGAAAGATATGTCAGTGACTTAAAATATATGGGAGTTGCTGTAGTAACAGAACCAGCTTGCTCAAATGCTAAAATTGATGAATCTGGAGCAGACTTTGATTTGCCTACAGAGGTATAAAATGAAGGGTATTGATTCAATACAAATAAATGGTTGCCCTTATTGTGATATATTTATAAATGAAGAATCTCCTACGAAGTTATTTTATCCTAAACAATCTGATATCAAAAAAATTGATGATTTTGTAATAGTAAAAAATAAAGATAAAGCATTTGTAATTGTTTCTGACCATGTTGAAACAATTGGAAAAGAACAATGGGGAAGAATATTATATAGAGCTAAGAAAATATTTGGTGAAACTTCTAAAGTATCTATATGTAATGATAAATATTCAGAGCATTGGCATGCAATTGTAGAAACTTCTATGAATTTAGATAAGCTTTCAGATTTGAGAGGTGATTAATATGCCGAAACCACCAAAAAAAGGTGAAAGTAAATCTGATTTTATGAAAAGATGCGTTCCTTTTGTCAAAAATGAAGGATATGAAGATAAAAGAGCAGTTGCAATTTGTTATTCTATGTGGAGAAAGAAACACCCAGAGGATAAGAAGAAATCTGTTACTAATGATGTAAGTTGAAATGTTATAAAAAATAGGAAATAAAAATGTCAAGATTAACAAAATTATTAGAATATGAGTTTGCTGGTAATTCACAGAAGAAAAGAATTCTAAACTCTGCGTCTTTTAATAATTTATTCAATAAACAAGAAAAACAACTTATTATAGGTACAGATGCTGATATAAGTGGTAATCTATTAATGGAAGAAATAACTAACACTATTAAGAATGGAGCTGAAAATAGAAGATTAATGAGAGACATTCTTCCTACAGTAAATGTTAAAGGAAATAGTGTAACTCCAGTATACGGAACTAAACCTAGTGGAAATCTAGCAGAAAAAATAGCTGAAGGAAGTTCATTTCCGGTACAAACAGAGATATATTCAAGTGGAGCAACAATAAATATCAATAAATATGGTACTCGTAGTACTATAACTAGTGAATTAATAGAAGATTCTCAGTTTGATTTAATAGAAATTGAATTAATGAGAATTGGAGAAAAGCTCGAGAATAAATTAAATGAAGTAGTTATTGGAACTCTTTTAGATAATCATAATGGGACTACACCATCTGATGTTGATCCTGGTGCATCTGTTGTTAGATACGAAGATATTGGAGATGCATACGAGGAACTTGGAACAATTGGATGGAAACCAACAGACTTAATAATGAGACCAAGATTTGTAGGCCAATTACTTACTTGTCCTAATAGTCCTAGCGGTGCTGCGACACCAATAAACGCAGATTATGGATCAGGAAAGTTATTTGGTATTAATACACATGTACTTGATACTCCTTATAATGGAACTACATACTGGGATGATACTGATGGAGCAAGTCATTACTATGGTTTACTATTAGATAGAAATAATTATGGTATGATTGCAATTAAACAGGATATAACTGTTGAAAATTATAGAGATTATCCGACAGATTTGTGTGGCATCGTTGGTACAATAAAATTTGGTGTAGGTGTTGCACATAATGATGCAGCTGTGAGGATTTTAACTAAATAGGTATAACATGACAAATCTAGAAAATCGTATTAAAAGACTTGAAACAATATCTAATAATCTATTATTAAAAGAGAAAGTATTAAAGGATAAAAATTTCTCTTCCGAAGCTAGAAAATTAGTTAAGTATCCATTTATTGAAACATTATTCATCTTTCTAAATAATTTAGACACTCATGCAATGCTAACAGATTGTGATGATAAAATTATATACATCAATGATAGCTTTTCAGAGTATTTAAAAGAATTAGGAATTATAATAGATGAAGAATCTTCGAAGACATGGTGGAGACAATTTGGATGGAAAGATAATCCATCTAATAAAAATCTCATCACACAAGAATGTATTTCTAAGAAAAAAGTTGTGCATCATGAAATAAAATCAAGATTAATAGATGGATTGATATATTATGTAATTTGCATACCATTAAAATATAATGGTGTTGCTGCTGTTTTGTCAATAATAACTAAGAAAGAAATATGACTGGAGAAGATAGATGGATTGAATATGCTGAATTCCGTGGTGAAACCATAGCTGCAATGAAGGCAATTAATCGTGAACTTAAGGAAATAAAACAAAACCAAAAAGAAATTAAATCAGCATTCAATAAACATTATGTTGATTATAATGATATAAAAATAAAAATGGCTGGATTAGCAGGTGCTGTTAGTATGTTAACATCAATAGTTATTTTAGTAATAGGTAGTGTAGTATGAAAGATATAAGTGTAGTTATTCATAATGATAATTCTCCTAATAATGAAAGAAATACATTAGATAATGAAATTATAAAATCACTCTCAAATACACTTGGAATGTCTCTGAGAGAAGCAATAGATAATATTGATGTCATCTTTTATAATAATCCCGATTATATGGATTTCAATATATTCGGTAATATAGAAGAAACTGAAGAAGAAGATGATAGAAGAATTATTGCAGGCTATGCTAGTGTAGCTGTTATAGACGATGACAATGAATATATACCCAAAGAAACTCTTGAGAAAGGACTAGAGACTCTCATGAGTGATGAAAGTTACTCTAATGTAATGATAGTCCATAAAAATATTCAAATAGGAAAAATCCTCAAAGAATATAACGATTTAAAAACACATGTAGATGATAAAGGACTCTTTGTTGTTGCAGAAATAAGAAATGATATTGAAGCAGCAAATAATGTATGGAAAAGAATTCTTAATGGTGAGGTAAGAGGATTTTCTATAGGTGGAGAAATCATAGATAAACATGAAGCCTGTGATGAAGAAAAATGTTATTGGACTATTGATGATTTAAATTTATTTGAAATATCAGTATGTGACTCACCAATTAATAAATCATCTGGCTTTGAAATTATTTCAAAAGCTAATGTATGTAAAGATTTATATAATGAGATGAATAATATGTCAAAAAATAAAGAAGAAGACTGCGATACTTGTGATGAGAAAGCTGAAGAAGTCAAAAAATCTGAAGAAGTAGAAGAACCTACCATACAAGAAACAGAAGAAGACAATACTGAAAAAGGCGAACAAGAGTTATCAATTGCTGACGTCATTGAAAAAATGAATTCAATGTTTGCAACTTTCAGTAAGGAGATTATCAATGAATTCAATGAAGTGATGGATACTATACAAAAGGCTCAGGAAGAACCAGAGGAACCAGAAGAGGAACCAGAGGAAGAGCCTGAAGAGGAAGAAGAAACAGAGAAATCTGAAGAAACTCCTACTGAAGAAAAACAAGAACCAGAAACAACTGAAAAATCTGATACTAAAGAAGTTGAGTATGCACTTAAAGCAAGAGACGATGCTATTAAAGGCTATGAAGAAAAACTCAATGAAATGAGTGAAACTATTAATAAACTCAACACTAGAATCAAAGAACTTGAAGAAACTGAAGAGCCTCCAAAAACTACTAATGAAGTAGAAGAAGAGGTTATTAAAGACACAGGTGTTGTTGTCGATAAGAGACACGGATTTATATATAGACGTGAATAATATTTATACATGTTTTAATTTATTTGTTTAAGTCAAAATAAAATAGGTGATTATATATGACAATGAGTTTTTCTGCTATTACTGATGAAGATATTCTTATTGAAGAAGGAACCTTCGCAATGAATTTTAAAGCTTCTGGTGCAATTCTCGCTGGACAAGCTCTTCAATTAGAAGCTGAAGGTGATAAAGGTACTGCATACGTAAGAGTATGCCAAAATTCAAAAGAATTTAATGAAGGTGCGAATAGGTTCATTGGAGTAGCTGAATATTCTGCTGATCATGGTGATCCTATATCAGTTCTACCAGTTGGAAATAAAGTTACTGTAAGAGCATCAGGTGCAATTACTGCTGGTCATGGAGCGTTTGCTACTAGCAAAGGATACTTTATGGCCTCAAACACAACTACGTCTGGTAATATTCAAGCAGTTGCTTTAGAAACATTCCAAAATGATGAAGCTGGTGTAGTTTTACTAGTTTAAATTTCTTTTAATCATAGAAGATATGTATGTTTTTATGTCCTAATATGGAAGTGATATTATGTCAAAATTAACTAAAATGCTGGAATATTCATACGCAGGAAACACAGAGAAAAAAAGAATGGCAAATTCTGAGTCTTTCAAGAAAACTGTATTAGATACTGTTCCAAAAACAGAGAAAGAACTTTTACTCACTGAAGGAATGGAATCAACAACTCTCTTACAGACAGAGGTATATAATACTATTCTTGAAGGTGCACAACCAGAAATGACTGTACGTAACATTTTTCCAGTCATTAAAACGGATACTAATCAAATCAGGCTTACGTATGAATCTGGAGCTCTTGCAAAAGCAGGAGAAGTTGCAGAAGGAGCAGCTATTCCAATTCACACAGAAAATTTTGATACCAAAAATATCAACATTAAGAAAATTGGTGTAAGACCAGTAATTACTAATGAACTTATTGAAGATGGTCTCTGGAACATGGTAGAGTTCGAACTTAAAAGAGCTGGACAAAAGATTGAGCATAAGCTCAACTATGATGTAATCCAAGAAGCTATTGATAAAGATTCATATAGTAACATCGCAAGTGTCGATGCTGGTCCTGCCTTTACTGTCCAAAATATTTTAGACGGTATTGCAGAGATTAACTATAATCATTACAAACCAACTGATCTTATTCTTACTCCTTGGGCTGAGAATAGATTAGTTTCTGGGAACAATTTGCTTCAAGCAAATTATGCTGGTGATAACCAAGCTCTTAGAAATTATAATGTTGGTAACTTGTTTGGTCTCAAAATGCATCGCTTAAGTACCAGAGGAGAATCTACTGATACTTATAAATGGGCTGGTATTGATGGTAAAATTGATACTGCAAATGATGTATCTGCTCTGCTCTGTGATCCATCATATTGTATGATTGGAATGCGTAGAGATATCTCTGTTGAACAATATGACGACCCAATCCATGATTTGGTTGGCATTGCTGCAACTATGAGATATGGTGTAAAAACTATTGAAGGCAAAAAAGCTTGTATTATAGAACACTAGATAGGTATTTTTTATCTATCTTTTTTATTTTTTACTGTATGTCTTAATGTATTATTAATTGGAAAGTGATACAATCCTACATGGTCGAGGAAGTCAATATAAGTATACTAAAGAATATGATAAACTTAAGAATAAGGGAATGTTAAATAGAACAAAATTAACTGATGACGAATTAGAAGATGCTGAGATTTCTGACTATGAAGGAACAGGTAGAACTAATCCTAATAAGTTATGGATATTTGATAATATTCCAATTCCTGCTGATAGAAATACTAAAAAAGTTGACCGGAGATATTCTGGTAAATATGGAGATTAATAATGAGTGATTATAGTCCAAGTCTAGTATATGAATATGAAGTTAGAAATTCATTCACACCACCTCTTGAGTATAATGATATATCAAAAGCTGATGTTCTTAATAAAATAGAGATGGTTGAGAATTATATTAAATATGCATTCTTTGATGGAAAAATGCCTTCTAGAACGGTTGGTAAGATTCCTGCTCTTATGATAGTAATGTCTAAGGTAATTAAAGGAAATCCATCACTTGCAAAGAAATATTCAGATATTAATTCTCTTAAACTTGGTGATTATTCTATTAAATATGATGTTACTGCTAGAGGAGCACATGTAAATGCATATGAATCTGCTAAGTCATGGGAAGAAATGGCCATTGATATTCTTGAAGCACAAGGATCAAACAAACCAAAAGTGATTCTAGTAAATGGTTAAATATAATGGTCCAGATAAAAGATATGGCAGGTCTTGGAATCGTCTTAGGTTTGTAATATATCAAAGAGACAATTATACATGTCAGATATGTGGGCGTAAAGTATCTCCTAATTATGAAGGAGATAGAAAGGCTAATTGTCATCATATAGTACCTCTTGGAAGGGGTGGAACAAATAAATTCGATAATTTAATAACTCTATGCAATAGATGTCATTCATTTATACATGGAGATTATTATGGAGTAAAATTATATGACTAATCATTATGAAACATTATTAAATAAGACAGTATCTAGGTATACAGAGACTACGTCAAAGAATGATTTTGGTGAGGATGTAGAATCTTGGAATTACGAAGAGTCTGGGATAAAATGTAGACTTGTTCCAATATCTGCTAAACAAAAAAATGAAATGCCAGGTGAGTATGAGGATGTTAAATATACTGGATATTTCTTATCAACACAATCTTTAAGTACTGATGATAGAATAGTATATGATTCAGATACTTTTAGAGTTAGAGAGGTATATGATGATTCAAGTGGATATGTTAGAAAGACTTTATTGAGTTTAGTACCATGACTAATTTAATAGATATAAATGTAAAAGGTAATAAACCAGTAGAAACTCTTTTTAAAAATTTACCTAAATACCAATCGCAATATTTACCGGAATATATGAAAGAAAAGATGTATGATATTGCAACACATGCAAATTCTATTCTTGCAGGTAAATTAGGTACTGGAAAGACTGGATACCATTGGAAACCACATGAACATGGTAAACCACAGACGGAGCAAATAGCTAAAACAAAACAAGATTTAACTAACTGGGAAGCAACAATAACTAAAAAAAATCAAAATGGTTTTGAAATACAATTAGTAAATACTTGTAATCATGCTGCACCAGTTGAATTTGGTTCTGCTATGGGAGGAAAATCATATATATATCCAGATGGAAAATATTTGGTTGTTCCTAATGTTGATGGCTCAAAAAGATTAGTAAAAAGAATCCATGGACAAGAAGGATATGGGTTTTTAAGTGAAGCTGCTAGTGAATATTATGTTAGAAAGAAAGCTGAACATGCAGCTATAGAGTGGTTACGCTTAATAAAGGGATTGAGACAATGACGTATCAGACAATGAAAGATTTATATGATACATTAAGGAATAATTCATCTATAACTACTATAGTTCCATCCGGAAATATATCAGTTGGATGGAATACTGAGTTAATAGATTTTCCTAATTTATCTATAAAACAAAATGGTGGAGATGCAGTAGGTAGACTTGGATACTCTGGAGCAAGTGGAAATATTGATGAAACATTCAATGTACAAATTGATGTATATTCAGATTCTAGTACATTAGAAACATATAATATAATAAATGCACTTGATAATGTAATGATATCGTCTGGTTATAGGAAGACGTCTGATAATGATATGTATGATGATGAATTAGACATTTATAGAAAAGTAACTAGATGGAGTAAAAGATTAATTTATAATAAGTAATGTATGTTTTTATGTAAAATATAGGAAGGTTATAATATGGCAACAGCAACTGTAACTGGAAGATATGCTGATATCCAAATCTCAGGTATTAATGCTGATGTATTTGGTTTATCTGATTTCTCTCTTACATTTGATAGAGGAACGATTGAACAAGAATTAGTAGGAAGAATTGGTAACTATTTTGAACAAGGTGCTATGTCTATTGAAGGTTCTTTAACTAACTGTAGATTTGGTGCTTCAGGACAAAGTCCATTAGTTGATTCTCTTATTGATGAAGGATATTTTCTTTCTATTTCTGGTTGTGTAAACTCTGGAAATAAAGGTGGAGATGATAATCTTGGATTTTACTTCAAATCTTGTCAAGTAACTGGTTACGATGTTTCAATTGGTGATGCAAGTACTATTTCTGAAGCTTCTATCGATTTTACTGTACTAGATCCTTATAACGCTACCTATTCTAATGGATGGATTACGGGGGCATAATAAATGGTAGCTAATCCTAAAACATATACTGGAAGAAATGCAACAATCAAAATTGCTTCAGGTGGAGCTTCACTTGAAGGTGATAGTGTATATGCTCTTTCAGATTTTAGTCTAACATTAGATAAAGGTACTGTTGAACAAGAACTTCTTGGTGAAGAAGGTAACTTTTTCACTGCAGGTGCTTTATCAGTAGAAGGTTCATTAACTGCTGCAAAGCTTGGTTCTGGTGCTGCTGGTAAAATTCTTGGTGCTATGGTAAATGGTACAAAGATACAAGTGTCTGGATGTGTAGCTGATTCTAGTGGTCTTGCGTGGTATTTTAAATCAGCACAGGTTACTGGATTTGATTTATCTATCGGAGACTCTAATACTATTTCTGAGGGATCAATAGATTTTTCAGTTCTAGACGCAGCTAACATCAGTAAAACTCACGATACTAAGGGTAGAGTTTGGATAGTTGATAATGCATAATACTGTTTTAATGTTATTTATTTCATGAGGTGAATCCATGGCTGAAAAATCTAAGAAGACTGATAAAAATAAGGAAAAAGTAGAGAATCTCAAAAAGAAGATAAAACAATCAGATGAATATAAAAAGAAAGAATCAATGAAAGAGGCACAGGAACTTATAGCAACTCGTTCAAAGATAGAACGGGATTATGAAGAAGATAAAATCTTAGTAAAATTTTATACTTCTCCAGAAACATTAAGAAAAGTGTATGCTAAAAGACCTAACAATAAAGAAATGATTACAATCATGATGCTTTCTGCTCAAGCTGCAAAATTTGAGGGTTCTACTGATCCTGAAGGCTTGCAAAAGATGGTAGAGATATACGAAAGACTATCAACTATTGCTGCTAATTTATCAGTTGATGAAGACTTAGATGAAGAATTCTGGGATGAAAGAGTTTCTTTCAGTACACTTCAAAACTTCATTACAGAGTTAATAACTGAATCGCAACGAGGTCATTCAGTCTCTGATGAAGAAATGAAGAAATTTCGTTGAATCAGGAATAGGATATATGGAGTATAAGTTGTGTGAATTCTTACACTGTACTCCGTATGAACTAACAAAGAAAAGAGACGAAAACCCAGAAGGAATAAGATTCTTACAAGAATCATTTATCTATCAATGGAAAGAAAAAAAGAAAGCACACGATGATGCAATGAGAAAAGCTAGAAGACATCATTAATGTATGTATTTATGTTTATTTATATAAGGTGATAAAAATGGCTGCAGGTGTATTTGTAGCTGAAATGAATGGTACTTCATGGACACATAGTAATATGACTCTTATTAGTGGACAAGGAGTAGCATTAAATGGCGGAAAAGCTAGATATTGTACAATGGATTCAGCTGATCCCGGAACAAGCAATCCTATACCAATTCCAGACTCTGGACATAATCCAAGTTATTGGAAAACACATTTCTTATATATTAGTGGACAAAGTGGAGGAACATACGATTTCACATACGTATCATCTATTAGATGGTATTGTGATGGAACGCTCTTTAATTGGGGTGGAGACACTACATCTGGTGCCGTGTTTGTAATGGACGCGTCTGGTGATGGTAGTGAATATGGTGTGGCTTCTGGTTCATATGATCAAGCAACGGGAGTAGTTGGAACTTCTGGTAATAAATTAACTGGACATTCTGCATGGAATTCAGCTAGTTCAAATGCCGAAGATGCTAGTGCACTTGGATCTGCATTTACTGTTGATAAAAGACAAATTGACGTAGATGACTCAGCAGGATTTAAGTATTCTAAAGCTCTTATTCATCAAGCATGGGTTGGAGAAAATGCTGCATCTGGAAGTCCAGACCCCGAGACATATACTTGGGTTTGGGATGAAGTATCTTAATGTTTTAATGTGATAATTTACATGGAGAGTGCAACAATAGAATGAATGATAAAAAGACATCCTCGTCTCTGTTAAATCGACCAATAAAAGATGGTTCATGGGTATATATGTGGATTGCTCATTATAATGATGGTGAATCATTACCACAATTTGATCCATATACTCTAGAGACTCACACATTTAAAGAAGTTAATCAGGATAAATTAATTAAATTTGGATTATATCCAATTCCTAGTAATTTAGCTAATAAATTAAGAAAAGAAAAAGGTAAGAATGTAAGAAGTAATGTTTTCTTACCAAAGTATGAAGTTAATATTAATGATGATAAAAGAGTAATTGGTGCATTAACTACTAATTTCATAGAACAAAAGGCTTATGTTACATGCCCTAATTGTAAATCTACATTTCTAAGTAAAGATATCAATTTAATTGATATAGGAAATGACATAAAAACATATGTATGCCCAAAATGTGGTGAAAGAGCATACTGGAAATGTGATGAATGTGGAAAGCAATTTAAACACATAGATGACACAAATGATTGGAAATGTACTGAGTGTGGAACAAGAGTTAATGCAAGAAATAGGCCACAATTTAATGTAACGACAATTCAAGAAAGATGGAGAATATATAAACTTGGATATCAAGAAACTGTCAATGGTAAGAATAAAAAAACAATTATGCATATTCAAGAAAACGGTGATGTAGAATTAAAAGATGAATAGTAAGTCTAATGCAGGTATACTTTTTTTCTCAATCGCTTAGCTTCTTGTTATTCATAATCTGTATTAATGTTTTAAAATAATTTAATTATAATAGCATAGACTATAAAAATGTTTAAATATAGGATTTATAGATGTCTTGGAAAGATGAGAAAAGTAATGGACAAGTAATTGATGCAGGCGAATGGACTGAAATGGCTAATACACTAGAATATGTTAGTGGTAATTACTTGTCATCAAATGCTCTAATAAATAGAATTGGAGATGTTGATACTTCTTCAACTCCACCAAGTAGAGACCAAGTACTTAAGTGGAATGGTAATAACTGGGTTCCTTCTGCATATGATGAAACTTTTGAGTTTACTATTGCTTCATTTAATGACAATGAAAGTAGTACACAATTAATAGGAACTGGAGTATGGAAATTATCAGGTGCTATGACATTTTCTGTATCTTATAATAATGGACCTCCAGACAATTCTTGTATACAATTAGCTGAAAATGATTCTAATTATGATACTTTAGTAGATACTTTAACAAGTCCTTTCACTGATGGTACAAATAATAGTGATATAAGTTATCCAACAGGAAAGGATCAATATATAAGATTTAGGGTAAGTGCTAATTCTAGTACTGATACAGATACACAATCTGATTCAGCAATATACTTCAGAAATTATATAAGATGGGGAGTTCTTGGAAAAAATAGTAGCTTCACTGGAGCTGATGTATCTGGTTTATCAAGTAAAACAATAAGTAATGATAATACAAGAAGTGAATCAGTGAATTCTGGTATTGGAGAATATATTGTATTTGCTCATCCAGCATCGTATAGTGATATACCAACTGGTGATGATTATGAAAATGATGGTGGAGGAACAGGATTTAGATTTAATGGAATGACTTGTTCATTTGAAACAAAGGAAACTGTGTCTGTAACAAATGGAAATGGATTCACAGAAAATTATGATGTATATGGTTCTACTCTATCAAATTTAGGAAATAGTACACTTTATACATATACATCAAGGCAAGAATTAAATAAAATATACTATGGAGTAACTAGTAAAACTAGTGGCTATACTGAAACTGATATAGAAAGTTTGAGTCAATCAGAGATTACTGATGATTCTACACAGGTATGGAATGAAGTATCTCCCGGTGTTGGAGAATATTTATTATTTTGTTTTCCAAAGAGATGGGGAGAAAAAGGTACTGATTATACGTTTTATGATAATAGTACTGGATTTCAAGCTGCATTTGAAGATGCAGAAACAGTTAGTGTTACCAATCAGAATAGTTGGACTGAAGATTTTTATGTTTATCGTTCAGAAAATTCTAATTTGGGCAATATTGTAATAGAGACTAAGTGATAATATGCCAATAGAATTAACGGGTAAAATAGTTCCTAAGAATGATGCATTTGTTGGTATAGTAAATCCAGAAAATGTAAGTGGTAGTGGGTATATACCATCTGCTGCTATCTCTGGGGTAAAACAGTGGCAACTTAAATCTGGTAATGTATATTGGGCAGCATATGCTTCTGCACAGATTGCTTTATATTCAGAGACTTATTCATCTAAATCAGATTTAACTAATGAACTTGATAGTGAATATCAATCTTCTGGTAATTATAAATGTGGTTATTATAATATAACTGATGGAGGAACAATTCCTCATGGTTTAGGACAGATTCCTTCTTATGTTAATATAATGCCTAGTGGAAATAATGTAAATTTTGGTGTATCCTGTGTTGTTGATGATACTAACATAACTGTTAGTCTTACTGCTCCAGGTTCACGAGATGTGTTTTGGAACGTTATAAAATAAATGAGGAATAAAATATGGCTATACCTTTTCTTACTGAAGAAATATCAGGTCTAAAAGACCCAACATATGCATCTGGTGGAGCTAACAAGAAATATGTTGATACTATATCAGGTAATTTAGATACAAAGATAGATAATATTGTTGGAGCAAATGAAATTGGTTGGGGAGACTTAACTGCTGGTGATGGTTTAACTAAGACTGGTACTGGTAAAATTTCTGGATCTTTAACAGTTAACATTAATCCTGGTACTGGTATTGATTTATCTGGTGATGATGTTGATGTTGCAGGATATTTAAAAATATCAAGCAATGCTTTATCTGGTCAAAAAGCTTTATCCTGGCTTAATGATTCTGGTTCAAAATATCATAATACTTATACTTGGTATAATAATTCTAGTAATAAATTAACTACTTCATATAATGAAAGAGGTTCACAAATAGATGGAACTGGACTTATATGGGATGGTTCTGAATTAGATGTAGAAGGTTATGCTACTATTTCAAGTAATGCTTCTAATGCTGCTTCCTTT